AGGAATGTAGCATTTTACTGTATCGTTCGGTGTAGCAAATCTAGTTATGACAAATGAGGTGCTTGTTATAATTATATCAGCATTTACAGAGGGATGCGGTCTCCAGTCATTAAAATTTACCGCATAAACATCTACAGGCTTTGACATATCGTCTCTATCAATTTCTCTCTCATCTACGATAACTCCTCTGTCATCAACATCATATTGCAATACTTTGTTGCCCAAGATATGGCGCATTGTTATTATTTTCATTTCTTTCTCTATTTCTATACATATTATCTACTAATAAATCAGCTATAACATTTATACCTAACTATTTGCTATCACTGATTAATTGTTCCTACATTACTACTAGGAGCATCTAATAGATGCCCTCTAGTAGTTCTCTATCACTCAGCTGTTTGATCTGATTGTGTAATTGATTGTTCATTCTTAATACTGTTTAAAGCATCTATAAAGAAAGGAGTGCCATATTGATTAGCATATTTAGCTATTAACTCTATTTCTAGATCATTATAATCTTCCTCACCTGTAGAATTATATATTTTTAATGCTAAAGCGTGACCATCTATACCTTGTGCAGTCTTGTATAAACCGTTAGCTAACTCTTTAGATATATCTAATATAATAGGTGTTGTTTTATCTAAAGTATCGTACACTTTAAATTTCTTAAAATCAATATTCATAATAAATACTATTTAAAATTATTGTCCTGCATAATCTGTTTCTACCCATCTAAAACTTGGATAATTAGTAACTAAGAATCCCATAGAGTTACCTGGATATAAATATACAGATTGATTTACAGTATTATTTGGTCTAAAGTAACCAGATATAGTAACACCAGAAGTATCTGGGTGAATCATAATTCTAACATGTATTGCAAAATATGTAGGTAAGCTCTTGTATCCAAACATATTAGCTACGTCATGAGCGTTCGGGAGATTGACGTTGTATTCTCTATTAGCTCTAATCATTATTATATTACCTTTACTCATATCTAATTTATAAGTACTACCGGTAATACTTACTACATTTAAAGTATCTCCGTATACAGCAGCTGCTCTTACTGCCGCATTTGGTGAATACAATGCATAATTTTTAGTACCGTTTGCTACATCTACGTATAGACCGTAATTAGCTGAGTCAAAGCCGTATTGTATAGATGCGTTATAGTTATGATTTACAAATCTACCTGTAGCTGTAAAAGCTCCACCAACTGTAGCAGGAACAGTATCGCTACCTATCATAACATATGATGTGCTATTACCAACTCTAATAAAATCTGGATTTATACTAAGACCACCACCAGAACCTCCAGCTGTTGCACTACTACCAATATGATTTCCACTTATCTCAAATCCAGCTATCTGACCACTATTTATTTTTACAGAACTAAAATTACCACCAGATGCATTTACAGTACCATTAAATGTACCAGAGGTAGCTGTTATGCTACCAGTAATATTAACGTCTGTACAAACAAACCTACCAGTATTACTATTCATTGACAGTTTACCATTATTAGAAGTAAATACACTTCCACTAAAGTTAAAGTCACCTAACTTAGCATTGTTAGCCAGTAAGTTATTTACTGTTAGTATTTCTTGCTTAGAAGATATATTCCAATAACTGCTAGTCATACTGGGTGTCTAACTAGTATTATTCTGTTTAGCTAAGTACACATTACCTTGATATACTACATAGTCTATAATAGTTAAATTATCATAGTTCTAATACTGAGTATAATCATTCTAATACTTAGCTATTGCCTTCTTAGTAGAATTAGTACTAGTGGATTGAGAATCACTATTAACATAATTAACAGTAAAATATCTAAATAAATAAGGTTTATCTTTATTTAATGCTGGCTTATTAGTAGACCAACCCTCACTAGGAACAGATGTATTAGTTGAATTTGCAAAGTATTGTGTAACAGATGTTACTCTAGAATTAGAATATGTTAATAATACTTCAGGTATTGTCTTAGTAATAGTACCATCTGAATATGTTATCTTACTATAAGAGTGTAATTTACCTTGAGCGTATGTATTTGTAGGTACATTAGTAGACCAGTTAGTAGTATCATAAGATACACTTTGATCTGTTGAATATAAGTAATAATTAGTTACACTAGATACATCTTGACCTTTTATTGCATTTGATGCTTTATCATGATAGTATTGTACTCCAGATCTCCATTGACCTCTATCTCTCATGATAGTATAAGTTTCATCTATATCAGATACATCTCCATCAAATACTACTGGAACTTCAGCTGACCATACTTTATATTGACTAGTAGGACTTAATGAACTGTAATCTCCACTATCTGTAGTAAATCCAAACCAGAACTTTGTAGTAGATAGTGATGAATTCCATGTAGAAGTAAACGTAGTGCCAGATGTACTGTTGATCTATTGCCATGAACCAGAACTGTTTAAATAATAGCTTTTCCAATATCCTGATACAGAACTAGTAGCACTATCATCAACTCTAACTTTTATGGCACTTAATTTTACATTTGTAGTTTGTAGGAATCCCTCTGAAGATCTAATGGCAGAAGGACAACCATTAACAGTTATACTATAACCATTAGATCCTGGCTTACCTGGTTCTCCAGGTTCACCTGGTTTACCATCTTGACCTGGTCTACCTGGCTCACCATCCTTAGACCATTTAGCCCATAGTGCTCCAGTTTTCCAAGCATGCCATTTACTATTCTCTTTCTTTCTAGTCCAAACATATTCGTAAGGTATAGATTCAGTAGGTCCAACTGGATTATCATCCCATCCACTAGGTACATAATCATCAGCTTGATATTCACTGGAATCCACATTTGCAGGTGGGTAATTAGAACCACCAGGACCTAAACTATCTCCACCAACATAGTTAGAGAATCTCTTATAGATGTATTCGTAACCATCACCATCTTTACCTCTTTCAGCATATCTAGACCATATACCAGGAGTAGACCAGTTACCCCATACTTGTGTAGCCTTATCTAAGTATCTCTGAGATACCCATTCATATACTAAAGATGCAGTTACACCCTGAGGATGATTAGACCAACCACTAGGTATATGACCAGCTTGATTTACACTAGCAGGAGTACTAGGAGTTTTACCATCAGCATTTCTAGTATAAATAAATTCAATACTATTACCATCTTTACCATCTTCACCGTCAGCACCAGTAAGACGTATAAGGTTAGACCACGCTGTTAAAGTACCATCTGGATTAGCAAATCGTTGAATCTACCAAACATATTGTCCTTCTGGTGGAACTATTTCACTATCAGTAGTCCAACCTGAAGCAGCTGTATCTGTTGGAATAGCAGGCTTAGTAGCAGACACTTTCCATCTATATTGATAATGACCACCTGATAAACCTTGTTCACCCCAATTAGACCATAGTGCTGGTGTACTAAAGTTAGACCATACTCCATCTGTACGTACACGTTTACAAGTCCATTCTGCTTTATAGTCTTCATTTACTCCCTTTGGATCATCAGACCAGTTATAGTCTTTGGAACCACCATTAGATATAGTGGGAATATAGTCATTCTATTGAATAGACGAAGGAGTTTGTGGTACTCTATCAACATCAGCAGTACGAGTAAATATATATTCATACCCATCACCATCCATACCTTTTTCACCCCACTTGGACCACAATACTGGTTGTGTAAATTCTCCCCATACACCTTCTCCAATTTTAGCAGCTTTCTTTTCACGTTGTGATACCCACTCATACATTTTCTCTTTAGATACTCCTTGAGGACTATCTGACCAACCGAATGGTATGTAATCGTCTTGCTAAGATGTATCCGGTTTATCAGGAGCTTCGTTAACACTAGTTACTTGATAAATAAATTCAAGTTTAGTACCATCAGAACCGTCTTCACCTGTTTCCCCAGTAAGTCTAATAGGATCTGTCCAACCTGATAATGATTTATCTGGATATACAGTAGCTTGAATCATCCAAGTGAATACTTCTTTACTTTCTCTCTTAGGCGGATACATGTACCAAGTATAGTTATCGTCTACAGGAGGTATCTATGTACTAGTAGGTTTAGGTGGTTGTACACTAGAATTAGTATAACAGAATACTGTGTATTGACCATCAGCACCTTCTACTGAAGCACCACGGAATCTATTCGGATCTCCCCACTCTCCTTCATCTACTTTACGAGAACTCTTAGTAGACATCCAAATTGCTGAAGCTGTATAGTTTCTATGCCATCCATAAGAAGTACCATCACCAACAGGTCTATCTGGTGTAGCATCATTATCATTATAAGTTACCCACAATCCATTAGCTTCAAGTTGGTAACTCATATTGTATCTTCTATTTACTGATATGGCTCCTTCACAGTTAATAACTAAATCAATACGCATATCATTGATATTAGTTATCTTAGTTACTTTGAATACACCATCTTGCATAGTACATTCTACACCTGTTGGAGTATACTCTACAAAGTAACTACCTTCATTATATACTGTACTATATGTTAATTCTGTTTTACCTTTCCAAGCTTGTACAGCAAAAGTAAGAGATTTAGTTTGGTTATAATCTTCAATAATATTGAATTCATTATCTACAATTACTGTACCAAACTCACTACTAAGTGAAACAGCATAAGCATCTTGTCCATGTAATTGATCTAACTATTCTGGTGTAAATTCAATAATAGAACCAGTCATATATACATTAGTCAAGTATGCACCATCACCTTGTAATTGACCATTATTAGGAGCTCCTGGTATAGTAAGACCGTTTAAGTTACCAAACTGTGAAGCTATGTTAGTATAGTTAAGAGCCCAAGTATTTACACCTTTTAAATATCGTTTATATGTACGAGTAGCATAAGCACTAGATCTTCTAGTTTCATCAGTAAAGTTACCATAAACGGCAAACTTCATTGCCTTACAAGGATGCTGTGTAGTACCTTGTTTTAATGAATACCTAAACTGTTTACCTCTAGCATCTAGTACTTCTATAGGTGTAAAATAAGCTGTAGAGAATCCTTGTACTTTATCAAACCCACAATCGTCAGTACCAGTTTCAGTATTATTAACTCCATCAAAATTATGGAATATACCTCTACATATATCATTTACATGTATACCACTATATTCACCTTCTTCTAATTTCAATGTAACTATTTGATTAACTAAGTCTACATCTTCAATAGTACCAAATGCTATTGAATTCCATAGTTCACCACTTACTACATCTATTTTATTAAATCTCAATTCCGGTACTTCTAAGAACTCTCTAAGGATAAGACTAGTCATTTCTCCTCTACCGTCTTTATCTATTTGAGCACCAGTACCACCAATCATACCAGTAATAAAAGTACCCATCTAAACTCCTTGATTTAGATAAGTCATTTTATTACTTCTTAAACCACCGTTGAAAGTAATTATACCTGAAGATACATCATCATATAGTTTACTTATAAACAGCTTACTACCTTCAGATTTAATCAAAGCTTTTACTACAGAAGTATCTACTACACCTCCACCTTCACCACCGCCAATACCTAATGCTGATGGTTGGATATTGTGCCATGTACCATCACTAGCATACTACAGTAAATCTCCTTCTGTAATATAAGTAATAGTAACATCTTTAAGAGTAGCTAAATGATTAATTCTTTCAACTAATGTATCAAGCTCACCAACACTAGTATCTAGAGTCTAAACATTACCCTACAATGTTCTTACTAATCCTGTGAGTTCATTTAATTCATCTTTGGTTGCATACTATGCCATATCTTAATTATTTTATTGTTATACAGTAGCTCCTGTAGCATCTATCCATTTAGAGCCATCCCAAAAAATTGGTTTATTTATAGTAGTATCAAAGTATTGAAATCCTACTAAAACGTTAGTAGGTCTATTAGAAGTAGTTCCTGAATCAAACCAAGTACCTGATAAAACAATTCTATCAACATTTAGATTTATAACTTTAGTTTTATTTCCAATTATGGTTCCATTTCCAATGGCGCCTCCGATAAAATTAAGTACACAATTTTCTGGAATATTTATACTAGCTTCTTTTAAATCATAGTCATACTGAATAACATATATAGTATTAGCTTTATTGATCATAGCCTAAGTAAGAACATTCTTATCACCTACTATATTCTTTCTTAGATATACTCTACCCAAACCACTGAAAGACTATTTATCATAAGTTTTATTTGCTAACTATAGAGTACCATTTTGTTCAGTTATATCTTCTTCATCAGCTGGAACAGCTTCATGCTATTCTACCCATTTACCAGTAGTAGAATCTGACTAATTATTAGAATTAAACTTATAGTGTTTACTAGTTTCTTTACAATAAGATATATGACCATCATCTAAACTATTTTCAGAATAGTTCTTCATATCCTATAATGTATCAAAACTATCTCTATCAAAGTTAGGCTTTTTTCCTCTATAGTTAAAATTATCAGCTACCTGTATCATATAAAATATATTTTATAATTATCTACTGTGGATGCGTCTTTCAGTATATATACATTATATAATATACCATCTATAGTTACAGCATTCCTCTAAAATGACTCTTTTATCTCAAATTGATTTTGATCCTTTATACTATTTATATCTCCAAATTCATTAGGATAACAATATAATATCTTTTGATAATCAGTACTAAAGCTTTCAACAAATTCTTTTGAGTCTTGTAGTACATAATCTAACTGTTTTATATTGTTCTCATCAATAACAAAATTATCTGATACTACACCAAAATAACATTTTTTATTATCTCCATGATATTCTGGAATATCATATTGTACTTCGTGTCCTAATAACTTTTTTATCATATATAACATCTTTTTAACGTCTTCTAATTTTGTTTCATATTTAGAAGATTCCTATACTAAATCATATATGTAATTAGCACAGGTTAGATTAAGAATTTGGCAATCATCATAATCAATGTTATACTTTACCTATTCTTTCAATCTGCATCCATTTTTATATTCTTCTTTTATCATAGCGCACACATACCATTACAACATTTACACACTTTATTAGGAGATAGGCACTTACTACAATTATGATAATCTATCATACCTAACATTCTACTAAGATCTATGTAATGTTCAATAGCGTCTTTAGTAAGATTGTGCTCTAAAGCATACTACAATAACTATGATCTAAAATCACACATCATTATTATATGCTTCTAATGTTTATCTAAACATGTATTACAATATGTAGTAAGTAGATTTACTTTAGCTAAATATAATTCATTCTGATCTATTGCTATAGCTTCATCTCTATTACCCTCTGATGTAAGAACGCTTACTACAAAAGAAGTTTCATTATACTCAGTAATATCAACAATAACATTATTATCCTAAGTAACAAAGTCAGATATTACATAAGTATGTTTCTCATCTTCATCAGAATACATATTCTTTTGATTTACTATTGAATCTAGATAAATCTTATGTACATTAGCCTTAGCATCTAAAGTTATAGTTATAGTATCGTTATTTAATGTTGCATTAATTATTTTCATATCTACAAAAAATTAAAAAGGCGAAGCCGAGGATAAACCTCAACCTCGCCTGGTTTTTTTAAATAAAGAAACCGTATTATGCTGCACTATTAACACCTGTAATAAATGCTTTAAGATTCTTAACAAACTGAGAAGCACTCAAGTTAGCAGATTTTTCAACATACAATTCAGTAGTTAACGGCGTAGTTTTAATGTATTGATTGTCAGGTGACAAGTACAAGTTGTCATTCTCAATAGTAATGTAATCGTAGGATGCACCTTCAGTAACATTACGTTTAGGTTCAATGATAGGATATGCATCTGTGAATACATGACCCTTATAACCCAACATACGTACTTCCATATCACGTACTTGTTTCCAGTAACCTTTACCAGGTTTACCAGCAGTCTTAGTAATAGTTGCACCAGGGACTGCTTCAGGAACATTAGACAACAATGCACCAGGAATAGTAACATACAGAGAAGCTTCCATAGAAACTACAGAATACTCATTCAAAGAGTAAACTCCTTCATTATCATCTTTAGGAAGAGCTGTAAGTGTCAATTTATGACTTGCAAATGTAGCATTTACTCTACGATTTGCATGTTTGTTAATCTTCTTCAACAATGCGTTACCCAAATCATCAGCAGTTCTAGTTGTAGCGATTGCTTCATAGGTATGAGTGAATTGTCCCGGAGCTTCATACATGTCTTTGTAAACAATACGCAAAAAATATCTGTGACCGATAACAACAGTAGCACTAGTTAAATCAATTTCGATTTTCTCTTGAACTGGTGCAACATAATCACCAATTACGTAAGAAGGTTTAGAAGCTTTCTGAATTGCGTTAGAATACTCTACAGAAAGTTTAGTAGCACTAGTACCATTAGGTAAAGCGATAGTCATATTATCACCAACTACACCAATATATACTGTAGATGCTTTTACTGCACTAGCTTCATCTTTAATCAAGCTCTTATTCTCATCGAACAGAGCTACAGCACCCGGAGTAAGACTATCTACTGTAGTATAAGATGCTGGACATGTTTTACCGATAAGTACGGTATCAACTCGTGTAATCATAGTTTATACAAAAATAATTAATTGTTAGACTTAGCGCCAGTCTAGTTTGTCCTTCTACTTTCCTTATTTCAGATTTCCAGGTCAGACAAACGCATTAATTTATATTATTCCATTGAAGCAATTTCGTTGGAATAAGCATTATAATGCTACATTGGTTTAGTAGCAAGATAAATCTAGATTGCCATTTTCACAATTTCCATATGTGTATGTTCTGGCAAATCTGTATATTCTGTATTAGTAATATTACTTGAATTAATTTCAGATGGTTTAGCTAAGTATGTAATCTCATATTCACTTACTTTATATTTACCGTCTGTGTATAATATTACATTATTATCTTGAATTAACTTTAAAGGTCTAGCTTGACAATATTTTAATTTGTGTTCAGATAGTGAATTACTTAATTGTCTATCTAATGTTTCAATTGTAGATTCTAACGTATCTGTATACTTAACTATATATGCACCTAAATCGTCTTTTTCCCAGCATTCGTTAGGATATTCATCACTCGGCTGTATACCAGCAGTATCTCCAAGTAATAATACATAATCATCTGGTAATTCAACAGAATATGAATTTTTAGTTCCTTTGGATATCTAAGTATTTGAATAGTTTCTTTTACGAATTAAAGTACGCAAATCATCTATACGTTTTTCTGTCTATTCAAATCCTTGAGCTTTAAAGTTAATACCTGAGTATCTTGTTTTATAAAATTTATCAATCGCCTCATTAATGAATGATATAATAGTGTCTGAGGATAGCTTATCCTTAATAACTAAATTAGGATCCATTAACTATAGCCTACGTTCAAACTCGATTTGAAATCCACGATTTGTCATAATCATTCATCTATTTGGTTTAACTGTGATTTAGTCTATATTCTCTTAGACTCAATATCTTCTAATGCTAGTTCTACAGCTCTATTAATTACTTCAAACTACATATACTCTGGTATTTCACTCATACCATCTGCTGGTAAGTTCTCTATCTTAGTAGGGAACTTAATATAAGTAATATCTACAGAATAACTATTACTACTCATAGCTAAGTAATCATAATAGATATATAGAGTATTATCTTCTATTACAGCTACTGGATCTTCTATCCAAGGATTGTTATTGTAAGTCTTCTTGAATTTAGTAGCGTCTGCATGATCTATTAGCTTTATGGTAGCTTTTTTGTTATTGAAGTTTAATACAGCATCTACAAAGAACATTCTGTCACCATTAAATAGATTGGTAACATAACATCTATTTGAGTCTGTTTCAGTATTAGCAATAACATTTGTATCTGTATGTACTAACTTTTCTAAGTCGTGAATACGTTTTACAGATCCTTCAAAACTAGTCTTTAAGTAGTTATTACCAGTAAACTTATTACTGATTTCTTGGTATAAACCTTGATCTAACCAGTAATCTATTTCTTCTGGTAAGAAAGCAGGACAACCCCCAAAGGCTACGCTTTGAGAGTTTTTGTCCATTGCTACTTTAAAATATGAGTGAAATTGTTCTCTAGTCATTATTTAGATTTTATTTCAGACATAATACTTAAGTAAATATCTTGATTCTTTTTGTCTTTTAAGAATGCAATTACATCTTCAAGACCGTTACCAATAAGATCAGTACCAAAGTAATATGATGCTCTGTTCTTACGAATAATATTTTTACTTAAAGCTTCTTCAATTACAAAGTTAATTTCTTTATTAGGATTGTCTACCCAAATTCTAATAAATCTTGCTGGATCAGCTTCTACGTTTTCACCAAGTCTGGCTTCAACTAATTCATTAGACATAGTATCAGCTTTAATTCCAAGAAGTCTAAGACATTTGCGCATATCTTCAAGACTCATCTTATCCAGTGCTCTATAAGCATCACGTTTAACTTTGTTAGCTTTATTAATTTGTTCTGCTTCAGCTTCTTTATTTATAAGTACATAATCAGTAGATGGAGTTATCTTATCAATACCATTAGCCACTCTCTTATGTCCTAATAGGAATAAATATTGCAATTCACCTTCAGGTCTATCAGTATTAATCACTAATTCTTTCTTACCAATCTTAATTGCAAACGTATCCCAAAATGTGCTATCTGGATCTAATTCTCCTTCAGCTTTACCCATTTTCTATTCTAGTTCTCTAGCTTTATCTTGAGTTAGACCTGTGTAACGACTACCAGATCTTGTCCAATAGGAACCTAGATAATCAAAGCAATTGGACCATTTTACTAATCCAGTCCACGGATTCTATTTAGTTATTCTAACGATTACTTCCATAATATAATTATATATTAGATTGTTCAGTTTTATAAACTTTCTTTTAATTCTCTATTCATATTATATAAAAGAACTTTTTGATGGGTTATAAGTTCTTCTATCTTTTTATCAGGACAATTTTCAAGATTATTATAAAATTCTTCCGCTTTTTCCAATGTTGAAAACATTCTGAAACTATTTATCGTATCCCAAACTATATAATCACGGTTTACGTTTTGATCATCATAAGACCAAATATATTTTAAATTTGACCAACTTCTAGAAGAAGATAGATTTCCATATTCACCTTGTAATTGCCGTTGAATAGATCTGCGGTCACAACCTGTAGATCTGCTAGCTTCCATAATACTAGGATATTCTGCAATAAGTTTAGCTGTTTCTTTATCGAATTGCAATACTTTTTTTGCAACTTTCATGCCATTGGCTCTAGCGTTTTCAAGCATTTTACCTTCTAATTTATCTCCAGTTTTAAATAGATGTTTTTCAGCAGCTTTACGACAGGCTTCTGAAATAACATGACCGCCTTTATCTAAATTATAACCCTTATCTGGATTTGTAGAATCATATTGTTTTATCCAATATATCTCTCGTTCGTCTACCTGTTTTGGTGTACCTTCTACATTCTCCAAAAGCTCTACTTGAAAATTTTCAGGTTTGTGGTTTACTATAGCTATATAGATAGCTAGAGTTCTATCATTTTTACGCTGTGAGTTTAACGCACGATAAATGTGTTCGGCAAAACGCTTATAAATGTCTCGTTTGGTTTGTCCAATATAAACTTTATTGTTAGTTCTATCTGTAATTTTATATATTCTGCTCATAGTAGTATATTTTCTAATTTTTAATATACTACTATAACGCAGAATATATATTTATGTTGCCCACAAACGCGTAGATTATTCACAAGACATTATTAATTCTCCACATGCTCTGGGGTCGCGGAGCATTAATCCTACTTCACCCAAGAAGTGTACTGAGTAACCATCCTTAGCATTAGAACGAACTTCTGTATTAGAGTGAGCGTAACCAGCAGGAGTTACAGAACCAGCTGTACACCAGTTAACGAATTCACGATCTTTACGAACTACTTTAACAATATTGGCTTCACCATCACGACGACCCAAATCCAAGAATGTCATACGGTAAGATTCCAACGGTTTCAAAGTAACAGGATGCAACTGACGATTGTAAGTAGTGTTGTCATACAACGGGAAATACTTCAAAGTCAATTCAATACCGTTAGACATTGCGTAAGTTTTAAACTGACCACCGAACTTCAGATTATCGCCAGAACCAGTTACGAATACTGTGTCAATCAAGTTCATGTTAGCCATCTTTTCTTTAAGTACACGGTCAAATTCACGCATACCCATTTCACCAGTCAAGGCAACAAACTTACGTTCATTAGTACCTAATACATTGTAAGACAGATCAAACAAGAAGTCTTCCAACAATTCAGCTGTCAAACGAGTATAATAACGTCTGTTAGACGGAGCAATCTGTTCCAACAAACCAGCACCAATAAATGCAGGACGACCATTCTTACCTTTCAGGTTACAAGAACCATCTTTGTTTACGTTATTCTGATTGTATACCAAAGCTCTTTCAAGACGTTTGTACCACTCACGCATTGCAACCCATTCCTGGAATGTAGACCACAAGTAAGAAGTTTTACCAGTCTTAGGATCTTTCAAAGCTACTGCCATAACTGTAGAGTAAGCAGAACCTGTGATATCATAAGACAGACGTACTGTAGTCAAATAGTTACGCATCTTGAAGTGAGTATTGTAATTCAGGATATCAGCCTCTTCACTGTATTCTTCATAAGCAGAAGCCAAACGGTTTACTTGGCAACCAGAAGCTAAAACAGCCGGGTCAATATAAGAAGCGGGACTACCATTAGATACAAATACTGTATAAACATACAGGTTGCCATCTTGATACGGAGCATCCTGAATACGTGCTTGACTCTTATCATCAAATTCGATAGTAGCACCAGGACCAAACCATGCATCTTCCAACCACAAAGTAATAGGAGTATTACCCAAACCTGGAGTAGAATTTTCACTAATTGCAGCACCATTCCATTTAGCGTCACGAATTGTAACAGCTCTATCCTGGTCAATCATAACACCCCATTCAAATGAAGGCTGATCAATAGTCATTACATTTCCAAGACCACCTGTCAACATATCAAGAGAAGTACTGTAACCATTATCTTTAGTACCAAATACGTATGACAGGATAGTAGATACCTCATAAGGTCTTTGCTGAGAAGCGAGACTAATCTTATTAGTGTCGATCAAATCAGAAAACCATTTACCTTTGTATAATTGGAGGTTATTAAGAATATTATTATCCATAAAATACTAGTAATTTAATTTTTTTATTTATATAATTAATTATTATGATATACGCAGTTGTCGTGCAGCTGAGAACCAAATTGGATCATCATCAGAACCTGTAGCTTGTTTTCTAGATTTAGTAGTAATACTACTAGATTTTAAACTTCGTCTAAACTTATCAATAGCTGAATTATTTCCTTCACGTTTAGCAGCCTCAATAAGTTTGTCAGCATTCATTGTAAAGTATGCTGATTCTATCAGATTCTTAACACCACCCTTAGCATAGTCCTTTTGGTACTTTGTTTTACCGTCTGTGTCTGGCTTAAGTATATAATCCATTAAAACCTTTTTATCTTTTTCAGGGACTGTAATACCACGTATATTCTTTAAGCCTTTTATTTCGCTAACAACGTTATCGTAGAATTGCTGTTGTCTCTGCAACTATATCTGATAAGCCTTTTTCTGATCCTCTAATAGCTGTTTCTTCTTTTCCTCTTTAATCTCTTTCAGATCTTCTAAAGCGTCTTGCGCTTCATCTTCAAGTAATCCAGCTTCTTCATATCTACTTACTAACTTATCAATATTCTTAGTAGAGAACCCTTTTTCTTTAAGTAACTGTTTTACTACTAATTTCTGATTAGTTTCATCTTCAATGTCAATATCATCTAAATCTAATTCAGCATCAATAGTTAAATACTTCTTTAAATCTCCACCTTGTTTTACGAAATTATCTAGTGCTTCAACTTCTTCACTAGAGTATTCAGGCTTACTATTTTCTTCAATGACATTTTGGAAGTAATTAATTAACTCATCAACACTTTTGGGTTTATCTTCATCTTCTTCAAATTCCCAATTAAGTTTTTCAGCCATAGCATCAAAGAAGTTAGTAACAACATTTTCTTCATTGTTATCTTCAATCTCTTCTTCCTCTTCTGCTTCTTCCTCAATGGTTTCTTCTTTACGAGGTCTACCAGGCTTACGTTTTGGTTTATCTTCAATATCTCCTTCTTCGATTTCTTCTTCCTCAGTACCTTCCTCTACTGGATTTTCTTTCTTATTCTTTACTTCGATATTGTTATTTTTAATATCTTCCAATTCTTCATCGTCTAGTGATTCAAATTCATCAGCGTTAACATTAACGTTTTCATCAACATTTGAATTTCTAAAACCATCGTCTGGATTAGGGATAAAGCTATCTAGTACAGCTTCAAATCCACCTAATGTCATTTTTTTATCCATAATTAAAATATTTAATTAGATTTATGCAAAATTATAATTTTCAATTTCATTAATATTACCATTATCTGCTAATAGCATAGTGTTTAACCATTTTATGTAATCGTCTAGATTTTTAAACTACAAAGCTGCTTTCTTAATAGAATCCGTATCTGGTAAACTTTTTAAATATTTAAGTATATTTTGTTTAGTAGGTTTTATGTTTAATTCTTTCAATCTATCTAACATATTTATACCATAAGCATTCTATTCCATCCAATTCATAAAATAGCTAGTATTCTCAGGGTCTATCGGATTTTTATCTCTAAGTTTCCCCTTAAATTGCTTTGTTATTTTATCTAATTCCGATTTGTTCTAAGAAGGATTATCTTGATGTATATACTGATTAAAATGATTAATTTCGTGATTAGTTATTTCCTAACTAGGAGTAACCGCATTATCTATTTTTTATTCTAAAATCTTTCTATGTTGGTTTTATACCATATTGTTTGTATCTTCTTGCAGCTTCTTCCTACAGATCTATCATAGCTTTAGCATCCTATAACTACATTATTTCAGCTTCTGGTAAACTAAAATAATCATTTTCGTACTAGTTTATGATTTTATCATATGTACTTTGTAAATCTACATTATAATCAGATTTAATTTTAGCAGCTCTAGCTCTAACCTCTGGATCATACAATCTTTCAATACTTCTATTGCGTAAATCATTCCAGTCAGATTGTTTCTATAACTTACTTATATCTGGAGTAATTCCCGTTATTCTGTTTAGTTGCTGATTTAATGATTTCTTATAATTACTAACCGTTGGAATGAATGGTACAACTGTCAATGCTGCTAATCCAGCCCCTAACCAATCTTTATTCTTTAAAGCCTGTGTTGCATCGTATATACTTAAAGCGTCACCAATAACTGGAGCATCGTATAAATCAAATACACTTCTTACATAGCCTGCACCTGGGTTATATCCATATGTAGGATTATATGGATCTCCTTTAGGGTCAAAGTTAGTAATAGGTCTTTCACTAGTAGTCTGTGGTGGGATTTCATCTATAGTACCACCATCTGCATACTTCTTCCAATCCCAGTACTTCAGCTAGGGATTATTCTCCCTAGCCTACTTATACTGTTGCATTCTCTATCTAAATGCTTCACGTTCCATAATTATTTACTTTTCTTTCCACTTTTAGATGACTTTTTGCCACCTTTCTTTCCACCGCATGCCATAATTATAAATTTTTAATATAGTTAAACCAATTTTTCTTATTCTCTCTATAGGTCTTTTTACGATTTTTTATTTTATACTTATTTGTATTAATTTCGTAATCAGATTTATCTTCGTTTGCATATGCTTCCATTTCATAAGGGATCGTATAGTATGCAGAAGATGCCGGGTAAGTAATAGGATTACCTTTAATCCACTCCCATACATAATCAGCATAATACTTTAACCAACTACCTTTATCTTTAGCCTACTATAAATGTATATTTTCGTGATTCCAAGTAGTAGTTTTAATATCAGATTCTTTCTTTTTGGTTAAAATATACCCACACCAACTCATTGCAGAGTAACCACTAAATGGATAATGATCCATATGCTTATACTATACTTTGTCTTTATTTTTAGTAGTAGTAAATAGCTGCTTTACTAACCACCATGTTTCTTTAAACCAGTTCATACTTATTTAGATTTGGATTCTCCTACTACTTTATTTCTCAAAGCTGTCTTTGCCTTTAGCTTCTCTCTATCCATAGCAGCTTTATCAGACATACGTTGCAACTCAGTTTCATGCTTCATTCTATCTTTTTCAAGCTGTATCTTCTTATTTTCAGCTTCTCTCTTCTGTTCTATTTCTCTACGCTTATTGTTAAGTTCTAATTGTTTAGTAGCAATATCAGAATTTATCTTCTGCTATTCTAGAGCTTGCTTTCCTATTTCAATTGGATCAGGAATTCCATTCATATCTTGATCCATATTCTCAGCACCACGATAAGAATTAATTTGTGCTACAGTAATTTTAGTAGCATTATCTTGTTCTGCTTTATATCTGTCTTGGTCTACTTTATATTTTTCAAGATCCAGTTCAGCTTCCTTAAGCATAAGTTCTTCTTCTTTAAGCTGATTCTGTTGTTCTGCCATCTGCTGTTGAGCTTGTTGTTCAGCCTGTTGCTGTTGCTGCATCTGTTCCATTCTTTTCTGCTCTATCTCTTCAAGTCTATTTTTAATCATACTCATGTTATCTAAAGTAATGATTTCAGCAATATCTAACAGACTAGCACCATTCTGCATAGCAGGTTGTAACAGTTGCTTTAATTGATCTATATATTGTTGATTCTTAGTACTATCATCTACAAATATATCCATATCTTCGTAGAAGAAATTATCAGATAATTGTACAAATGCTCTAGTAGCATCATCTAATATATAATTCAAGTATTTCTTACTATCTTTCCAAGCAGCTTTAGAAGTGTTCAACAGCATAGTTAATACTCTTCTTTTTACCTAATTGTGATTCCAGAACCAAGGTTCAGTAATATGATAAGACATACTAACAGCAGTATTAGTATTACCCACTAATTCACTAGCAGCAATCTACCCTTGTCTTTGTGGAGTAATACCAGTAAGCTTAGCTACCATGTCTTCAATCTTTTGCATCAATTGAATATACTCAGCTATTACATTACTCATAGTTAAGTCCCAAGAAGATAACTAGTTGAATTGAGATGGTTTACCTCCTTCACGTCCTGGTATATCCCACCCTTCATCATATGGATTAATAAAAGCTACACCTAGTGCACTTAAGTAATGCATCCACTTGTTAACATCAATATTCATAGATTTAGGTATCTAAGTAATATCCATTACTGCTACTTTACCTTTATCTCTAGATAATGCTAACTCAAGTCTATACCACACTACAATATACATATACTGTAATGGTTTCATCATACTTACTAATGATCTAGGTTTACTATTAGTATTATTATATACTACACCAGTATAAGGTAATTTCTGTGAATTAGGATTATCGGCAGATATATGTTGATATTCAATAGGTTGAATTCCTATGTACATATCATCACCAATTCTATATCCTTCCCATACTTCAATAATCCAATCCCATTCTACAGATTGTTCAGTACCTGTTACTTTATAATCTTCATCTACTTGAAATTCTTCAGCTTCTCCAGTTTCTGGATTTAGTAAAGTAACAAATCCTATCTTTTTGAAAGATTTCCAACAGCAGTGATATACTGTTATATGATCTACATCAAACGGATTATCTGTAAAACTATTGATCTTATGCAATTTAATAGATTCATAATCCATACTAGTCTTTCTTATTTCTGGATTATTACCAGCTCCGGGTCTTTGATCAATAAGTTCTAATAATTCATTTAGTTGTCTTTCAGACATTTTATCATAGAATCTATCGTATATCTCAGTAGCAGACATAATCATCTTTCTACGACACCATGCGGCATCATCTATGAATTCTAAGTCTAAAGAATGCTCATAATCAAAGTACATAGGGTTTACTCTTTCTACATAAGGATCTCCATTGATTACACCTACATAGTATATTTCTTCTCCACCTATTAAAGCATCTTTCCAACCTTTATAAAACTCATGAGTAAGATTTAATTTTCTCTTTAGAAATTGTAATGCATGATAAGCTTCAGTTTCTGCTATATCTTTATAATCTTTCTATAGATACTTAGCTATAGCTTCTGGAGTCTAGATTTCTCCTGTAGCTAATGCTTGTTCATATCTAGCTGCTTGTTCTGGACTTAACTTACTTGCTATAGTAGCTTGAATATAATCCATTAGCATTTCTTTAGCTTTTTCCTACATTTCACTAGCAGCTATATCACTTGTACGTTGTGGATGAAAATTAAAAGGTCTCTTAGTTTCTTCACCAAGTAACTGATCTACATATGGTTTGATGATATTATAATCCTATGCCATAGCAGGAAACCCATCATCTTGTTTAAATGGATTGGTTACATATTTAAGATCCTTTTCATTATATATGCTATTATATAAATCATAGTAAGTCTACATCTCGTCAGATCTAGATCTACCATTACCACCAAATCCTGAATCTCCAGCGCCTACTACATAGTCTACGCAGGCTTCTTTCCAGGCTTGTGTCTTCTTTGACATTGGTAGTTTCTGTGCAGGGAAACTTTTAGTATTCTTCATAGTTAAAATGTATATACATTATCGTCATTAGAAAATACTCTAGGAGTATCATCGTTGAACCAACTCTGCGCAAAAATTGGTCCATCGAAGAGCATCTTCTATTTGTTTTCTTTTTCTTTCTTTTTAACAACTACATTATATAGTTGTTCTCTATATATCATAACCTACATCAACGCCATCACTCGGTCAAAGTTACCTGTATCGTTATAGCTTATTAGCTCTTCTAATAGCGGCTCTGATAGTATCCTAGTTAGGTTTTTCTTACCTGGTGCATACTCTTCATTCAACCATTCTTTTATCATACCTTCCCCCCATTGCTTTATCTACTTATTCATGTGACAACCTTTTCTTCTTTGTACTTTAGAATTACTAACTATATCATTAATAATATCAGGTTGATCAGCTAATAAGTAATCACAATGCTTAGCAGTAAAGTAAGGGAATAGACCTTTGCGTTCATTTTCATACATTATACGCGCATTATAGTATAATGCTAACTTACGTAAGTTTTCATAGTATTCCTCAGCTGTTGCAGGTCTACCAGTATATTCAGCTACTATAATATCATAATACTCTTCAAAGTTCTAAAACCTCTTATATACAATAGATGATCCTAATGAATTAGTACCAGACTAATCATGATCATAAGGGTCTACACCTATTATATATAATCCAGCTGTTGCATCTTTAGCTGGATGTTCCCATATAACTATTGAGCCAGTAGGATCATCGTCTTTACCAAGTGGATACTTAGTAACATCGCCATGTTTCTTAGGTATCCATTTGATACTACCAGATTCGTCAAATATTAAATCACCTACTTGTTTATGATTCTATAACTAAGTATTAGTACGAATAAGTCCTAATTGCTCCTACAGTTCTTTCTTAGGAAATATATTCCCATTAAATTCCAACATTGCTTCTTGTGGAGTAATAGGACGCTCTGCAACATAACGGTCTATAGCAGTAGTATTGGTAGCCGTACTTATTACTTTTCTACGCTCATCTAGTATAAATTCAAGAGAAGGTTTAGTAATAGTGTTACCATCATCATCCATGTATATTCTATTACCATCATCATCTCTAGTATCTAGATTAGTATACTATGGAACAAAGAATCCACACAATTTATCTGTAGGTGTACTATCCCATATGTTCTCAAATCCTAAACAATTGTATCCATCTGGATTATAGAACATATCTTTCATAGTTTCAAATGCAGAGCCTTCGTCACCACCAGTTCCCCATACAATCATAGTACCAAACGCTACACCATCTTGTTCTACAGATGGTCTAGCAATTTGCCACGCAGCACCTAATTCTGAGAATGAACCTCCTTCTTCAAATAGAATTAATTTGGCACGTTTACCACGTACTACATCAGGATTATCTTTCAAAGTAACGCCAATAATCTCTGATTTATAACCCATTTCTACTTCATTGCCAAATTCATCTTTAGTCCAGAATCCAGCTCGTTTACGCATAGTACTGTTAACAGATCGTTTCTTACCCCAAGCTGTATTTTTATCTATAAAGTCCATATAGTCCCAAGCTTTAGTAAGAATACCATCTTCAGTAAGATACTGCTTATTAGAAGCATATATGTATGTTTTACTATTAGGTATTAGATAATAATTACGACACGCCATAGCTCCACCTTTATAACTATATCCTTTGCGACGTGATTTAAGTAGACATATATGTTTTCCTTTATCTTCTGCTTCCTGTACTGCCTAGAAGTAGAAATAGTCATAGTCATAGAAATCAGGGAATGTTACCACACTGTCTCGTTTTACTTTAGTCTCTCCGTTAGGTAGTTTAGTAATAGTGTTAACTATACGTTGCATTGGACAAAAGTTAATATAAAAATAGTTATACCCAGTGATGTAATCTCCATCCTCTGCGGTATAACCATTAATGCAACGATCTTTCTATTCGTCCCAATATGTATAATATTCAGTAGTACCAATTGGATACTAACAATAAGCTCCGGTCTTTAAGAATGTTAAAGCCGGAGTTCTAAACTTATCACTATTTATTATTTTCTTCTAGAAGTCAATCATAGTTATGATATTTCCAAAGTTTTTTGATTAGGTTCAACTTTTTCTTCTGTTTCTAAAGTAAGCATATCTAAAGGATAATTTATAGTATCACCAAAATATTTAGTTATTAAATCATCGCACATCTTTTTAAAGATATTATAATCTTCTTCTTTCCAATATATCTTAGATTTTGGATTTGAGTTATCAAGTGTAATAACCATTAGTTTATCTTCTTTTGGTTTATTATCCATAACATTTATATTTTAATTAGTCGCCCTACCACCGAATCGAACCCGGACCTAGAGGGTTAGAGCCTCTCGTGCTACCACTACACCATAGGGCAATATGCCAGGGAATATTTAATGTCTGTCCCTGTCAGACCTCTCTATCAGTTCAACGAGATTATTTCTTAAACAAACTCTTTAGCCAATGAATAGTACGCTTAATAATACCTTTCTTCTTAGGTTCAGCTACTGCTTCTTTCTTATATTCTTCAATCAAAGACTCACTAGCTTCTTTAGCTGCTTTATTTGCTTTTTGTTTGTTATCAATTTCTTTCTCAAGCACATCACAAATCTCTTCAGTGCTATTACATTTTGTTAAATCAAGTACTTTCTTCATAGTTTCTTTATTTATATTCATATAACGTACCTATTAATTTATTGTTATAAACTTGTGTATAATTTGTACAAATTAAGCTAATTCATAAGGATTAATCTGAGCATCTCCACGTACTTTAGTAGTACTAACTTCTTCAGCTTTAACTGCCTTTTCGAGAAAATCTAGCGTTTGAAAAGTAGCTTTTACTTTTTCCATACCAGCTAATAGATCTTTAATCTTCTTTTCATCTAGTTGCTCTTCTAGAGAATCTTCGTAATACTTACTAATAGTATCTACTTTGTTTCTCATACTATCCAGCATCCTCAGATTCCTAGTGTATATTAGCTTCTTATAATCATCTTCACAGGACTTCTCTTCTACTGTAAGATTATAATTCTCATCACCAAAGTATAACTACTTAAGCTTCTTTTCTCTGATATCTGGTTCTAACTGAAGTACATATGGAGATTTAAAATACCACATAAGTACTATATAACTTATTACATTTGTAGCTTGTGTTTTATCTGGCTTATCAGCCTCCCATAACTTTTTAAAGAATGGGAGACCTAAAGCATCAGGGTGTATTACTACTTTACCACCATTTATATCAAATAATTTCATCAGTTACTTCTTCAACACTAGGTTCAAAATTCTCTGGCATAAACTCTTCAGGGTGCTGAGCTCTATACTCTTCTTCAGCTTTAGTATTAGCAATAGCATCTAACAGTTGATAGAATTTCAATTCTACTTCTTCTCGTTGTTCAGCAGGAATAGTAGGCATCAACTTTTCAATAGACTGCTTCATTACTTCTTCGGTAAATTCACCTTGTACAGTTTCTGTTCTGTAAGGCAATCCGTTAATGTTAACATCAATAAAATTTCCAACACCTGATGCACTCACTGGAGTAATTGTAATATTAAGTTCTTTCATATTCTTATTATTTATTTTCATTATTTTGTTCTGCTGTAACTTCTCCAAATCCTTTTTCTCCTCTTTCAGTTTCACTTAGCTCTTCTACTAAAGTGGGTTCTAATATAGAACAAGGTACAATAACTAATTGAGCAAATGGTTCATCTATAGTATATACTGTAGGAATAGCATCTGTAGTTACTTTAAATTTAGCCATCAACTCTCCACGATATCCAGTATGTATTAAACCTACTCCATTTGTTAAAGCTATAGAACGTTTACTAATTGAAAACTTCATCATAAGTAAGCCACAATATCCTTCAGGAATCTCTACCGCTAAATCAGTATGATATACAAGTACTAACTTTCCGCTATTATCTACTTCTTGAGTAATACGAGTAGCATACAGATCCAATCCAGCATCTCCTGCTGTAGCTCTAGTAGGCAACTTACCTTCAGACTTCTTAATCTCTTCTGTACCGTCTTCTTTCTTTACTGAGTAATCTAACTTTTTAAATTTCAATTGTTCCATAAATCTTTTTCTACTTTTCTATAACCTTCTTCTAAAACTTCTACTATCTCTTTAATTATTTCATTCTTAACTGCATCAATACTAAGATCTTGTGTAACTTCTTTAGAGTGTACAATTCCATGAGTAATACCTTCTTCATTTTTACGTATGAAGTGAACGTGTAAAGTAGGATTACCAATACGGTTTTTATTTACATCTATATCCTATGTTTCCCACCAAATAGCTTCTAAATTATTCATCTTGTTCAATATCTTTTGTATTAATACTAATTGCTTTACCATGATGAAATCCCCAATCTAAGAATACTGTATTACAAAGTACATGATCTATATGAGGTAGTCCACTTTCAGGATCTATTAATTCTCCTTTGTCTATAGCAGTAAGATGCCTTAGTAATGCTGCTTTATATCTTTTCCAAAAATCTGGAAGATTTTGCCAACTATTATCTGAGTATTTCTGAGCTCCATAAGTAAGTACCTTACCAATATTCTCAACTACATCTAATGGAACTAGATCCATTCTTACTTTACCACAATCATATTTCTTACCATCATTCTCCATCTTCAATATACTTATTAGTTAAACAGTTGTACAATCCTTTTATCTGTAACCGCCTAGTTTCAATATTATCTGTGTCTTTTAGTTTAGCTAAACCTTCTAGAATGTCATCTAGAAATTCATTATATGTTAACGAATAGTCATTTATCTTCTTATCCGCAACTTCCATTAATTCCCTTAACTCTTCGCTGATATTAGAACCTAATCGTTTAGTATTGTTCTTCTCAAACTCCCATAGAGCTAATGAATCTTCTTTACTTTGTCTTTCCATATTCTTTCATTACTTTAACAAAACATCCAGCAACCCAACCAACTAAGTAAGCATATCCTTCATTGCCACCAGTTGAAAAATCTTCACTATTCATACCTGTAATTTCAAAGTAATAGTCAGAAATGTGAACAGATTCATGGGCTATGTTAGCACTATCTACTAACTCTGGCTTATATATTATACACAGTATTCCAGTAAAATAGTTAAAGTTTTGAATAACAGGTCTACATTCAGCTACTACATCATCATGATAAGCATTGGTCATTGCATCTTGAGCATTTTCTAGTATCTTATTGAATTCTGGAGTTCTCTCTAATATAGAGAACTTCTTGCATAGAAACTGTATATCTTCCTCACTCTCTACTATAGCTATCCAAAGTGTTCTAGGATACATATTATTAAACTTTCTTAGTATCATATTCTTAATAGTCTACTGTCACTAATTGCTACATACATCTGTATATTGTTAAGTAATACAGGATCAAAGTAAATAGAATCTAACCAGTGAATTTTATAATTGGGTGTTAAGCATTCTTCAATAAACTGTCTCATTTTGTTTCTTTATATCTCTTTTTTAATTTAAGTTTAAATAAGTAAGCAAACATAATATCTTTAGTATCTTCATCATTTGACATTACTTCTTTAGCAAACTTAAATGGACTATTGCATATTACTTCTATAACAGGATAAGGTAAATTATATTTATTTGCCAGACTTGAGTAAATTGATATCTTTTTTTGCTGTTGCATTTATATAATATTCACTAGTTTCTAACTCTGTTAAAGATTCTCTGATGGTATTAGGTCTAATAGAATTTATTATTACTATGATATCATCTTCATCCAAGTCACGATTTCTGTATAGTATATCAGATAATTTCTTGATTTCTTTATTAGAGTAAGGTTTCTTCGGAACGAAAGAAGTTAATTTTAAATTAGAACGTAAGTTAAAAAGATGTCTAAAATATCGTACTAACCTATTACTTCTATTCTCTACATGTACTATATGCCCATTGTCAAAGATCATATAGAAATGTTTATTATTTATTTTATTATTCATTTACTCTTAGTATTAATGTTATTTGCACCCTATCTTTTATTATCTCTGGAATTAGTATCTTATTAACTACTAATTCATCTTCTGCTTTTCCCTGTACTAAAAGACCCTCTTTCTTGAACTTACTTATATATCTACTTAAGTTATCAGGAGTAATACCCATAGTACTTTTAATCATTCTACGATTGTCAGTATTGGCTACATTTTTACTTACACCAGGTATTGGAGTAAAGTTCACATCTAATTCAACGAACTTAGTAAGTAACTCCAATTCCCTGTTTGTAAGTTGTAGTATACCATTTAAAGCGTTAAGGTATTCATAGTAAAGATTGCCTTTATTAACAGTCTTTACTAATTTATTCATCTAACAAATCTTTAATACTATTGAGAACTTTATTTAAATTGTGGTATACAGTTTCTGCTTCTACTTTAACACATTGCTGCACGTTACCTTCATTATAATCCTTCATCAGTTCATTATAATCTTTAGTATATATATCAATCAAAGTATTAACGTATTCTTTTACTTTCTCTAACTTATTACAACAGCATTCACATTCATCCTCATTATTATCTTTTTCTACTTCTTCACTATACCAGATTACATAATCTTTGTTAGCTAGTTCTTCCATAGTAGAAGAATCAAATGCCATTGAAGTATAAGTTTCTGTATCTGATATTACTTCAGAAATCTGAAGTTCCCACAAGTTTAAATCTTCAACTTTAGTAAACACATCACCTTTTTCAGCGAAGCTAAAATCCTTAATTACTTTGTATCCTTCCATATGTCTAACTTTTTATTTAATATCTTTTGTTTAAATTCTTGTATCTTATTAAAGTTTTGTTTACACTCTTCATAACCATCAATTCTACCTTGGTCATAACCTTCTTTCTTTCCTTGACGATAAGTAAGAGTACCAAAACCAATAACACTTACAAGTACTATTATTATTGTTCCCATAATGCCCTTAAAACGTATTAACACAATAAGTGTTTAAAATATTTAACATTTATTAATGTTTAGTAAAGTAATAGCAAAAAGAATGCCCTGCTTTGATGGCAGGGCAGCGACTTAATACTCTAAAATAAAACATTCAATTCATGAATGATAGCTTATTTAACGACTTTAGCTACAACGTCGTATGGTTTAACTAATTGTGAGTCTTTAAATAGATCAAAGTCTTTAGCAAATTTCTTAGGGTATACTATAGTATCACCAACCTTAATGGTACTATCGGCACCGGTTGGAATAGATAGAACAATACCTTTTGCAAAATCTGATTCAACTTCTTTAGTATGAGTCTTTACTTCATACTTATTAAAACCTTCTTCATCCTTTTCCCCAGTAGGGATTTGCTCTGTATATTCTTTAGTAACCATGATAGGAGCTAAAGGTTTTACCAATATATCTTTTTCAAAACTATATTCCAATCCGTTTACCACTGTTTCTAGTACTTTATCTTCCATAATATTTACTTTATAATATCTATTAACGCAGTAAGTAAAGTAAGGTTACTCATCTATGTGATTAAATTTACGCTTAAAAATATATCCTTTATGGCAGATGTCCATTCTATCTTTAAAGTTAGCGCAGTTCATATTATTAACAAACGCACAACCTACACAACAACCTTTACTAAGCTCAGGAGTAGCTATATAAGTTTTATTCCTGAAAACATACTCAATTCTATCTGCTTTTTTTTGTTCGTTCTTTTCCATAGTAATACCGTTTTAGGGGGCTACCTTTTTATTCAAAGACCGTCAGAAAGGTAGCTAAACTGAGCCTACTTACGATTAGGATTCCCTGGTGCGCTTCTACCTTATGGTAACTTCTTTAAGCGTGGAACGTACTACGATCCCGTGTACTTAGGGCACATTACTTTGTTAATTTATTTAGTATGATATAAGCTAGACATCCTAACATACCTACTAAACATAGTGCAGTAAATTCTGTCATTTAACTGTATTTATTTCTTTCTTAAACTGTTTATATAAATCTTCAGAGAAAGTATATTCTATTTGTCCTGGTAAAGTAAAGGATCTATAATTATCATTTAACTTATAGTTCCTACTTATCTTACTTAAGTAAAGACAATTAGAATACTGTTGATCTCTTTGTCTTATAAAGTAGTAATTCATATTCACACTGTATTTAACTGTATCTACTGTATACAGTAACGTATATTTAACTATATTGGTTATTATTATTAACATTTATTATGAATATTTATTTAAGTTTAATAGCTATTTTTTAACATTATTTAAAATAAAAATATATAAAAAATTTTTTTGGTGAAGAAATCTGTGTGCGTGAAGCTATCCCTAAACAAGACCCCTGTAACCTCGTTGCGCGGGAAGACCCCGTGCACTTTGGTTAAACGTTCGATAAATCTCACTAAAACAATATTAGCATATGAAATTCAAAGTTGAACATGAAGGTGATGTTTACGCAGTTGCTATCGCAACTGGTACATCTACAGATGGACGTAAGTACGCAAACGTACTTTTGAAAAAAGAAGCAATTCTAGCTATTCGCTCGAATTACTCTTTATTCCTCGATCCTAACGATAAAACACTTATGAATCAGTTAAATCTTACAGATTTAACCTATTCTGAAGATGGGACACGTAAAGTGACTTTACTTAAAGAACCAATTAAACTTCAAGAGAAGTATAAATTGATAAGTGTAAGTCATGCGCCTTACAAGGTTAATGACAGAGTCATTAGAAGTACATACTGCGTATGTGAAGAATCTGACAGCACGCAAGCTACTGTCGATAGAGCTGTACAGAGGGGTTTTGACAGAGCTGAAAGCTTCTTCAAAAACCCAGAATTTTACGATGATTATCGTAAATTCGTACTCTTCGATGTATCGAAGGAGGAGCTTGAGAGTCTGTTACAACAGACTGAAGAACTGGAGGATTAATTCCTCCAGCATCTTCCTTGTTATATTAATATATAGCCTAACCTAACATCATTCCTATGTTATGCCATATATACTACTCAGACTCTAACATGACTTTAGAAGATTATGGGAGAGTAATATTTGTTATAATAACAGTAATAGTAATATACAAAATAATATTACATATTAGTAACCATAATAACAAACATAATGAACCATCAGATTAACATTGATGAAGCTATTGCTATTGCAAAAGAATATCATCTTGAAGCAGAAGTAACCGAATGCATCAAACAAGGTATGTCACCAATCGAAGCATTAATCGAATGGGACTTAATATAAACAAAAAATATGATAAAGCTTATAAATATTATAACGCAAAACATAATATTACTAGGATGTTGCGCTATATCAATATTTATATTATTTGTATTAATCACATTTATTAAAAATGTAGACGATTTTGCAGCAATAACAAATATGTATGACTATATACGTATGCAAAATATAACGATAAAGATTGATACAATAATATTTAAAACAATAGTAATATTATCTCTTAGTAGAATCAACAATGCTATTTAGATTTGATTATCTTTATAGTAACTAAACAAATAAACAATCATATAAATAAAAATGGAAATAATAAGTGATTTATCTAAAATTTGTAGTGGTACAGTAATATTATGTAAAGCCAACGAAGTTATTATGCCAGCTTATGTATTAAATAACTTTAATGATATTTACTACCTTTACGTACAGAACCGTATTATGGCTATTGAAATACAACATACTGTTGAAAATGATCCTATAACTGGAGATTTATATGATGAATGGTATCAAATTGATAGTACACTTATTTGCGATTATTGCATCATACCTGAAGCAGATTATATACTAAAAGAGGATACCAGTTTCTTAAACGAAAGTATTAGCGCAGGTGTAAAATGCTAATCGTTTATTTCTATATTGTAAGGATACAGCCATACTATCCTTTACTTTATTATTACTTAACCATACACTACAGTCTGTGAAGATAGTAGTGTTTTAAACTGATTATTAACTTAAAACTATATATATGAAAGGATTTATCAAAAAGTTTTATCAAAGATTTATCTGTAAACACGATTATCATCTAATAGGTGAAACAAAAGAATTTCATACATATTCAGATATATTCATATACAGATGTTCTAAATGTGGAAAAATTAAACTTAAATACGGAATCAAAATTGAAATAAAATGCTAAGGTATACAATTTTAGATATCATTATCAACGATAATGATAATATATCACAAGAAACATTTGAATGCTTCACAGAAGCTATTGAAGAAAATCCAAAAATTGATCTTATAAAATACATAAATCAAGAAATAGGAGAAATAGGAGATACTCAACATCGTATAATTTTACGATATGATAATGAATTCATACCTGTAGTAAAAAATATTATTGCAGACTTTAATCTAACAAATAATATTAAAAGTTAAAATTATGAAAACCAGAAAACACTTTATCAGAAAGTATGAATTATTAGTTAGATGTGTTCAAACTAATCTAGAGTTCTTTATTGCGTAATTTTAATGTGGCTAGAAAAGCAGTGGCAAGCCTGTATATAGACACAGAGCCTGATTACGTAATTAATAGTATCATCGTAGTGTGTGATACGATTTGTATAAGCACTATCTAAACTCAGTATGAAGGAGTTTTCACTATTTTAGATTTGAAAAATAGTTCTGAGCATCTGTCACTGGATGAACAAAGAGTGACAACGTAACTATGCGTAAATAGTAGGGGACAGCATTAGCTGTCCTCTTTATATGTTTAATCAATAAACTAAAAAAAGATATGACATTAGAACAATTTCAAAATCTTAAAATCGGCGACATAGTAGTAGCTAAATTAGTTAACTCAAAACAAAGTCGTGTTAACCCTGTTACTAATATTGACAGAGGAAATCTAAAACTACACATCGGTAAGAGTGGAAAATGGCGTAGCTATTTGCAATTTGAAGTATTAACTGCGGATTACGTAGTTAAATGGATCAAACGAAGAATAGATAGTAAATCATCTCCTCATTTTACTATTGAAATTAAGAGTGATACTGAAGTAACATTTAAAGTTCATAAAAAGGTACAATTCAATCAATGAAAAAACTAACAAAGAAACAAAAAGCTAGAAGGCAAATATTATTTAATATGCCATATCTATTACTTACTTTTCTTATTAAAGAAAGAGTATTAGATAGATTTCTAGATAATACTAGTAAATATGCAATCGTTCATAGTATAAATCTATCATGTCTTTATACAAAATTAAGGGATCCTTATGCAGCAATCGAATGTACATTTGCATGGGATTGTACAAAAGAAGGATATGATTTTTGGAAAGGACTTAATGATAAATATAAAAGTATATGAGAAATGAGCGATTCTGGCGCATTGTTATTACTATCGAATTATTAGTATACTTATTAGTATTATTAACAATGGTAACAACACTGGTATTTATAGCAAATAGTATTTAATCAATAAATAATTATTATGCAAAAGTTAATGTATTTTTTATTTGGACTCATAACTGCATTATTTGCAGCTGTGATGATTATTGAACATCAAGGAATATATTTCTTTGATGAAGAAGTGTACGGACTGTTATATACCGATTATTGGAATTATTGGTATTACTCTAAAGTAGTGATAATCGCACTATTTATATTCTGCGTATTATCTTTTGTATATACACTTGGTAGTGGATATAAAGATAAAGACGATGGATACAAAGAAATCAAACCAAGCTGATTTAGCAGATATATGGTGGGATAAGTTTGAAAATTGGTATGAAACACATCCAGTTACAAGAGTATTAATTGTAATAGATGCAATATTGATAGCATTTATATACTTAGTATTAACTTAAAAACATTTATCAAAAATGAAAAACAAATATGTATTTTGGCTAATCGCAGCAATAGTAGCATTAGCAATTTTTATCAGTTGTGCAAGACCTCGTAGTCCTAAAGAAAAACAAATCCCTGAAACGGACACAATTGAACAAGTAGTAGCACCAACAGTACAAGAAGTGCTACAATGGCGTGAAAGTATGAGATTAGACAAGTATGTAGATAGTGTGTTTTTGGTTATGCCAGAACAAGTACTAACTCAAATACTTGTAACTAAAGGTACAGATTTATCAAATCATGAAATTGTTTCTATTTATATTAGTAACAAAGACTTTTATGATAAATTAATAAAGAGGAGTATGGATATACAAAAAGAATATATACCAGATAGTATGCCAAGGTCCTCATTACCACAACTTAATAGTGATACAATTCATGAAGCCGTTAACTATTAAATTAAATAAGGTTACTTCAGTCTGTGAAGATAGAAGTAATCGTTTTTACTGTGAGAATCAGTGACAAACATGTGGGGCTTATATCTTAGATGTCCATCTAATTCGTGCTGTAGTTAGACAAGGCAACCATCGAGTATTAGTGCAGACGTTAAAATCATGTACTCCAATAAGATTAGTTTGACAGCTATATCTGCTTATGAGTTAAAACTAAGTGAGAGTCATTTTATTAGTATTTCAATTAAGCTGTATTAGTGTAGAAGTTACACAACGATGTGAATCGTCAAGCCTGCAATATACTGCAATATATTGTATAAACTATTACATGCCTTCTTTATTTACTGTAAGCGTACAGTAAAAATTGTGTGTTAATATATAATTAAGATTGATAAAACCATCTAGTTGCAGCTAGACGTCCTCAAAATATTGTATAATTAAAACTATTAAATATGAAAGAATGAATATTTTTAAGAAAATCAAACTGAAAATCAGTAGTTACAGAAGGCTAAAAGCCTATCATAGTAACATCAAGCGACTTGCTGAATTAGAATTATTAGATAATCCTAAACGGCAGAAAGAAGTTGCATTACGTTCACAATGTTTAATTCATGGGCACAAATGGAAAAATGAGCCTAATAACAATGAATTAAATATTCCTATTACTAAAAGAACTTACTGTGAAAGATGTGGTAAGTACTATAGTCAAGAAATTTATAAACAACTTTAAATTCATATCAAATGAAATCTTTAAACTTTATAATTATTGGAATTCCTGCATCAATCAATCAGGAAAGTATTGTAACAGCAGTAGCTCTTATGGCTAAAAAACTTGGTTTATCAGAAGTACATACAGAAATACTTGAAACAAGTAAATTTGTAACTAGTTCTTCAAATAAACAAATGATTGAAAACATCTTGAAAGATATTATTACTGTGTGTACAGCAGCTGGTCTAATGAATATCGCTGCAATTAATGCCAATTTTTGGAAATTAATTGAAGATGGTAAGTTAACTAGACCACAAATTGAAATGATGCTGGATGAAAAAGAAGTTACAATTGAGTATCTCAACAAAAAGAGATGTGCTTATATCTTTGATCTTTTAGTACAAGCAATTAGAGTGTTATAATTATGGGAAAGACCTATAAAGAATCTCATTTTCCAGGTTCTAAGCAATCAGGAAAAGCAGCTGAATATCAGTCTAAAAAGAGAGTTAGACATTCTAAAATGCAACCGTATAAAAGGGAAAGAGCTATTGTTTAACTAAGAATTACTAATTAAGTAGTTATGATAGAATCCAATCAACACAGAAGGTTATAACGCCAGACCCCTAAAGGTGATTAATACCTACGGACTATACAACGGTCAACCTTATTTAAGGTCAGGAGAAGGAAAAGGGCTAGCTATCAAATAAGGCGTACGAATAGATAGTATAACTTTCTATTTCTTTATTATTATGTGGACAAAAGAAGAACTAGAAAAGAAAACAAAAGAAGAACTAGTAAACATTATTATTAAAATGCAGATAGATATTCGAGAAGAAAGAGATGAAATCTATCGCAGACGTTTATTAGATACTTTTTAAAAATTATTCATTCACTTAAATAAATCAATTATTAACAATTAAAATCAAAAGAATTATGAAAAATTTTATGAACTTTGTAGGAATTATGTTAGGTGCAGTAATGTTGTGTGACAAAGCAACTGATGAAAATTACAACTTTGAAGCTAGTATGAAAAAACAAGAAGAAAAAGACGGTAAAGTTGAAGCATCAGCAGTTACTGAAGCAAAGAAACAGATCCAACAAGAACAACTTGAACGTGAATCTCGTGAAGTAAAACGTAGAATTCAGGATTGTGAAAAAGCTGTTTCTAGAGCAGAAAGATACGGACGTTTTGCATCAAAACACAAGAACATTATGAAAGACTTTTCTGAAGGACTGAAGAAAGCTCAAGCTGAATTTGAATCTACAGGTGATTACAAAGCTTGGGACAAAAAGTATTCAGAACTTACAGACAAGAAAGATGACGCTATCGCAAAAGCGAAAGAAGAAATCTTTGGTTCAAGATACGAAAATATCTATCTTTAATCAACATCCAAATTCTAAATGCTTTTATGCTAAATAGAATAAATGTGAACCCTGCAAACTATATAAGTCGCATTGTCGCATTGAGGAGTTCGGAGCAACATGAACTGAATTGACAGTTCTATTCAATGCTTTTATGCTAGTAATAGGATATTATGCCTACTGATCATGTGCTATAAATAGATCATTCTTTATTTAAATGCTTTTATGCTAACAAATAAAGGATAGTCTCATAGACGAAAAACAGTAAGTATATCAAAATACATATACATATAGTACTTTATGTCTATATTTCAATCGAGTCTCTAGCTTGCTAGATGAGCACTTGGTATAATATGTATTCTGTCAAAGACTATAAATTCTAAAGTAATAGCGGCTTTATGCTATTATATACTAGATTTAATGCTTTTATGCTCATAATCAACGGTATGTACTATTACTTTAGAATTACATATTAAGTATAGAGAGTTTGATCGCTCTCTATACTACTAAAAGAGTATATTGCACTATTATATCAACCCAATGATATATGAAAACTCGTGTATGATGTATATCTCTCTAATTGAGGCGTTATCCGGTCTGCCAGGATATGAAGGCGCAGAGGTGTGCAAAACTCTTTATATTTACAACTTAAAATTATTTATCATGAGCTATATTGCAGCAGATATGTGGGGTGAACATCTATTCTATAATAAACCTGTTAGATATGTTCATGAAACAACAAAAAGAAGTTGGTGGATAGATCCAAAACATAATAATTCTATTAGTGTACCAATAGGTACGGCTAAACTATTTAATGATGCAGGATTCTTATATACTCATTATGTACCATTTGATAAAAGAAATATGTGTTTTGGAGATAATCCTATAGAAATAAAAGTATATTGACTGTTAGGTCATTGGATGAATCGTTTGGACGAGGGTTCGACTCCCTCATGCTCCACTATTACAGGTCGCAGTGGAGGCATGCCAGCTTGTAACAGAACAGAAACCAGTTACCGGACCAGTGAGAACCTGCACACTATCTCGCTTGCAAGAGAGAACATGTTGGTGTGCACAAGGGGCATTATGGTTTTGACAGCGAGGATGAAAATGAATAGGTCAATAAACGTCAGAAATGACAAATCTTTTGTAACAGACTATACTCGTATCGCAGCGTGATACGATAAGTCAACGGCTAAGCTAATGTCGTAAAAAGCAGGTTACGGATCGTGCAAACGGATAGACACAGGTAGATAATACTGAAGAGTGCGGGTTCGAATCCCGCTCCGTAAACAAATATTATCAAAAATTAAAAACAAAAAGTATGAGTATATTAAATTTATTAAAGGAAAAGACTGCTGATGAAAAACAGAACTTTTTAAATTCTATAAGATCTAAAGCATCTTCTAAATTAAAAAATACAGATGATAATAAAATATTAGATGTAATAAGTATAGTAGATGCATTTAATTCATCTTTATCTATCAATAGTTTAGTAGAACAATCTTCATGTGTTCCTAAACAAAATATAGTTTTACCTACAGAAATATTAGGTCAAGGTATAGATCAGATACCTTTACAAAAATATGATATTATCAGAGCAAAAATAGGAGGGTGTGAACATTATAGAGTAATCTATAAAATAGATACTGAGCTAAATATTGCTTGGGTAGTAAGTATAACTAGCGATATTACTTTAGATAATTTAATTCCTATTAAAAAGAGTAGATTATTTAAAACATTCTTTGTAGCTTATTTTCATCCTATATTCTTAAATAAAAACAATTATACTTTTTGTAATGTTTTTGATAATAAAGAAGAATTTGATGAAACTGTAAGAATCATTAAAAAGTATTATAAAACAAATTTTAGAGTATGAAAATAGATTATAACAAAACAGCAATCATTCCTTTAGATTATAGTAAAGGAAGTAAAGGTTTGTGACTAGCAGTTAAAAAGAATAATAAATATATTCTAAGATTACTAGCTATATTTGAAACATCTCTCATTGAACAAATCAAAATAAGTAATAGAGATTTGTTTGATTATAATGTATTTTATAGTCTAAAAGAAGCATTGTTAGATTATGATTTTACTTTAACTAAAAAGAATTATAATCAATTAGATGCTTTAGCTTCAATAAATGAAAAGAAACATTATGAACAATACTTAAAAACATTTTGTAGATGAAAAAGACTTTAAATCAATTAAAGGCAAGTAGAAGGAACTTATCTCTTATGCTTTTAGCAGGTATGATTACTAATCTAAAACATATCAAACATTTTGTTAGAGATACAGAAGTAGCAATAAGAATAGATACTTTATTAGCAGCTATAGAAAGACTTCAATCTTCAATTAAAGAAACTACTTATGAATCGTGGTCGGCATAAAAAGAATAAAAAAGAAGACAATATCTATAGTAAAGATACTATTTTATCTTGTATAAGGAGTGAATTAGTAGAACTATATAGAATATCTAAACAGCAACAAATAAGAACTTCAGATCCCAGTACGTACAAAGCAAGAATATACATTACCAGTAATCCAGAAAGAGAAGAACCATATCTATGTATTATTAATTGCTATATCAATGATATATATTACATTGATAGATCAATAAAAAGGATAGAACTTATTTTAATTAATGGTACTATTAGCAATACAATATATACAATCAGATGTCACTTCGGATATAAAGAAACAAAATTTAAATATAAACATGAATAAAAAAGGCTTAAGAGGTTTTATTAGGAATAAATTGCCTAAAACTTGGGAAATTGTTCTTACAAGAGAACGTAAACTTACTGCGTTCATTGAGTATGTATATGAATCAACTCCATCAGTAATGAAGGGAGGTAGAGGTTGGCGACGTGGTGTACATAACATTACAGTCGGATACAATAGATGCAAAATCTATGAAATGTTTCAAGCTGAAAAGAGTAAAGAAGGCTTGATATATTGGGTAGGCATCTATAATAAAATTAAAGATCTTGAACATCAAATGAATTAACATGGAAATTGTTCAATATGTTCGCTGGACTGAACCAGGAGAGCGAGAAAGACTACAAGAAGTAATGCAGCAATGCAGTGGAGAGATGGAATTTAGAAAAAAAGTAGCTTCTGAATTCAACATTAGTCCAATGGATGCAGCAGTTGTAGTAAAAAGATTCAAAAACGAATTTATCAAAATACTTAAAACAAAAGGATTATGTTAAAAGCAGGTATGTGGATCGCACAAGGTCCAGAAACTAATGTATTGCTCCTTTTAAGCGGAGTAGAACCATTATTAGAAGTAGTAGGTGCAATTGATCTTAATTACTTTAAACAGAATGGTAAAGCTAAAGATCTTACTAAAGACAGTCCTGAAGTAGTAGATATTATGATGTATCCTGAAAAGTATACATTTGCATTACCATCTATTACTGAAGTAGTTGATAATGTAGGTATTGGTGATTTACAAACTCTAGAAGGCTTAGGTGAAGATTCTAGAAAAGATAAAATCATCGAAGAAGGTATTGCTTACTATAAATCAACTTTACCATTATATGGTATAGAACAAGCTAAAGTAAGAACTAGACTGCATTTAAAGAAGAAATACAGCCTAAAAATGTCTCAAGCTAACTATGTATTCACTGTAATTTGTAAAGCACTAAACAGAGAACCATAATGAGCGATTTTAAGAGACTTATTGAAGCACTCAATGCTGAATTAGAGGAACCTTATAGGTTTACTTTAGACAAGATTATATCTTCTGCAAATTTTGATACTAAAGTATTAGGATATGCAGATAGTGTATTAGATGATTGGGCAAATATACCACCTAATTTAAAATCTAAGATAGTTACTAGTAACACTTGTCTAAGTATCAATAAGTGGATAAATAGAAGACTGTGGATGGATATTCTTAATAATCTGTTAGAAGATAAAATATTAAGTCTTCAGACTAGATTAGTAAGAGTAAGGATTGCTATTAATATGTCATTGAAAATGGCATATCCTCTCAATGAAGAAGAGAAAGAAGAATGGAGAGAACATATCTCAGATGTATTCTATAAAAGATGTCTAGCGGTAAATAATTATTATTGCAAAGAAATTATAAAACTTCCCTTCTGAATTTAAGGATTGTAGTTATTGGGTTAACTACAATCCACTAAAATTTAGCTATATGACACAAGAAATAATAGATCTAGTGGAGCAAGCTAAACAAGGTTCTCAAAAAGCATTTAGTAAATTATACTATAAGTATAAAACTGATATTTGGTACACTATTATGGGTGTAGTTAAGAATACAGATGTTGCTGATGATTTAACATCAGTAGTATTTACTAAAGCTTATGAGAAATTATCTATGTATACTCAACATATTTCATTTAATATGTGGTTAAAGACTATTGCTGTTAATGCATCAATAGACTATATACGTAGAAACAAAAAAGAGCAATTAAATAACTATGTTGATGAGGATGAAAATCCAATTCAACTATCTGCTTTAGAGAGAAGTCCCGAAGAAGATTTAATTCTAAAGGAAAAATTAGATATAGTCTTACAAGCTATACCTACTCTTAAGAAGAAATATAGAGATTTAATTAATGCTCGTATGGATGGTATGTCTTATAAAGAGATAGCCAGTAAGCTTGCAATGAATGAATTAGCTGTAAAAGGCGATTTAAACAAAGCAAGACAAAAACTTAAACAGAAAACAGATTATTAACAAATACTTTCAACAATATGACTAGTTTTTGTTTACTCCTTTTAGGAGCATTAGCATCTTTTATCATTTCTAGAATGTGTAAAAGTGCTAGTTTGTACGTATTCTTAGTATGCGTACTTTTACTAGGCTTTGTTGTAGGTACTGGAGTAAAAAAGGTAGTTGCAAATACCTCAGATACTCCTTCTCAAGAGTTAGTTGTTACTATGGCTCCTAATCCCACATCTCAAGGTTCTACTGCTTTTGTAGGGACAGTAGATAACCAATCTTATGAAATGGGTCAGGAAGATGGAGGTGAGACGTTAGTAACAACTGATAGAGAAGATGTACTTACCATGCCTAACAATGCAGAGATAGAAGATGACAGTTGACTATACTCAATTTCATAATTTGAGTGTATTAATTGTTAAGTTATTAATTTATTTAAAATCATAATCAATATGGCAAAAAGAAATAAAGGTGGAAAGACTCCAAGTGCAAAAGCAGCAAGAAACTTAGAAGCTTTGAAAAAAGCTAAAGAAGCAGTAGAAGCTTCAGCTAAAGTAGAAACAACAAAAGTAGAAGATTCTAAACCAGAAGAAAAGAAGCCTGAAGAGAAACCAGCTGAACGAAAGAAAGGTGGTGTCTATCAGACTCCAATGGGTAAATCAGCATATGAAACTCATATGTTGTGCACAAAATCACCGTATATGAGTCTACTTTCTCTTAAGATTGAGAAAGACAGTAAAGGCATTGAAAATATCAAAGCCGAGTGGAAGAACAATGAAACTAGTGAAACTACTAGTGTTCTCTTCCCAGTATCTAATGTAAAGGAGGGAGACGGAATTGACGTCAAACGGATTAAGGAAGGAATTAAGAATCCTATTCCTGCTGAAGTTCCTGAAACTAAGCCAGTTGAGGAGCCAAAGAAGGAAGATCCTAAATCTACACCTACTGAAAAGAAACCTAAACAGCAGAAGCCAAAGAAGGAAAAAATAGAAGAAGTAGAAGCTGAAGAAATTGACATCAGCAATGCTCCAACTATTAAACCAGCAGCAGCTCCTGCGCCTAATATCGTAACTCAAAACAGTGACAGAATTGATGCAAATCACTCAGTAGATTTGATGAATGCAATTCTGAAACGCCGTGAAGAGATTAAAGACGATCGGGCAATGTATCAAGCAACAGGAAAACAGGCAGACCTTATGATGTTTGTATTAATTCAGAAATGGAACGACCAGTTCAAGAATGATGCAAAAGAACAAGGTTTTACTGTGAACGAAGAAATGTTTGCATATTTGAATGAAACAGCTTCTTTGTTCCTCGGTGTTAATTTGCTTCCTAGCAAAACATCTGATGGACAGCTTGAGATTAACTTCAAAGATGCTGTCGCAAAGACAAATCCTGAAATGCAGAAAGCTTTAGAACAAGACGCTAAAGTTCCGCAGACTCAGGAAATGCCAAAACCCGAAGAATGTGTCACTGATGAACAGAAAGTAGCGGCAATGTGTACTATTATGAACATGCGACACAAGCAGAAATCAGGAGGTATAGGTAAGAATGTAGCAAATATGATTGAATTTGCACGGGAAGCCTATAAGCTTGATAAAAATGCAGAACCAGCACAAGTATTAGCAACTGTATTGCTTAAGATGAAAGAAGCAGGACGGAATGCTACATTGCTTGAAGGTTGTGCGAATGCTATTTGGGGTAATTTAACTGGTAATTTGTCAGTTTTAGCATCTCATGCTTGGCTTAAGAACCAATTAACAACATACAACGATGCGCAAGTTGCTAATGTTGTGAAAGTATTCTTAGCTAAGAAGATTACTGATGAAACTGCAAAAAACAATAACTACGAAGAAGAAGCAAAACGGTATTCTCAATTAATTAGTGGAACTAATGACGATCTGATCAATCGTATTATTACTTCTGCTAATAACGAAGGTAAAGATGAAGACAAACTTGTATATCCAGAAATCAAGGGTCTGAATCTTAAAGGTAAACACATTTCAGCAATAAAGACTGTAAACAATATGCGTATTGCTTATGGAGCAGAAATGAATGATAAGATGTTGAAACAAGTAATGCAGAAAGTATCTGGCTTGTATACATCAACTTCTTTAAATCCCCTTACTTTCTATATTGAGAAATCTGCGTATGCTACTAAAAAGTAACAATTAACGCATTATCAAAATGAGTAAAAAACCAACAGTTTTATTTACGCTAGCAATGCTAGCTTTCGGTGGATATGTAGGATTTGTAACTAACTATACAAATACCGCCACCGCACACGAGTATGTGATTCCGAAGTTCACAGATGTACCTCGGGCAAAAGACTTTAATATTGATATTAATTTGAACAATAACGCTATAAAATTAAATGGACAAAGCAACCCAGAACAAAATATCAATGTTGAAATCAAAAAGAAAGACAGTATCATCTATCTAACTTCTATTGTAGAGAAGGAAGTACCTAAATACATTAAGGTAAGAGAACTGCCATCAGTTAAAGAGAATAAAACCACTTGTACGGATATTCTCCAAATACTGAAACAACAACAATCAGAGAGGATAAATCTGAGTCGCAACTAGAACAGCCAATGCGATTATAGAGCTATAATGGTGTATATCCAGAGATATCTAAATCAAAGGATTAGAAAGTAAATGGTTAGATTACTTTCTTAAAATTAAGATAGTACAGAATATTAGTAGGAATAGAGTATAGCTACAACTATAGGCTATTACTGAAAGTATAATAACTTATTGTGTCTATATACTATCTATAGACTGAAGAAGCAATAAGATAGAGGGAGAGCGTGTACAACCCTCTTGTTTTTGGTGAGAACCGACTGGAGACAGAAACAGAAGACGCAATTAGTAGAGAGCAGTCTACAAAATTAAACAGTACAAGGGGAACGAAATCCTCTTAAGTTACTCGCAGACTTATCATAGTTTGAATCAAGAAGGAGTAATAAACACGATGATGCCCAATAAATCGTAGTGTCCAAGACTACGTGCTGAACATTATCGAGCATATAACGCTCTAGGGTAGCTCCAAACTCCCCTTTATGGCACAGACCATATAAAAATGTCAGTATAGTGTTCTATACTTATCTAAACAGTTATATTGTAACTTAATACGTTTAGAGATAGTATATATGAAGGTACTTAATTATAATATTATAGCACTACTTATTGAAAAAATATTGATAGATTACCTGGATTAGGCGTAAAGCCTATGCACAATGTTATGTTAATCAGTACATAGCTAATCCTAAGCTCGTATTACTATACACTCCAGTATAGAGGGATAGAGTGACAAAGTGAGTAGTAGATTGTGTGCCTATTGGCTGAGTAGCAATGATCCAATATTAATAAATAAGGAATCCTGCAACGGACCTCTTTAGGAAATAAGGAGTATGTGAATTCAAGTAGTATTATAATAAACTCAGTTGTTATCTTATCTGAGTATAAACCTAGAGTGCTTTGCAACAGGAATATAAAGATAACTAGCGGATGAAGTGCGCAATAACACTATTTCAATACTAAGCGGAAGACATAAAGCTTAGAAGTACTAAATAATTTTATCCAGAAGCATAACTGGAGTTTTATCAAATTTGCACAAGGTAAGATACTCTATCCTTAAGAGTATATGTGAAAGTGAGCATCGCCCTACTCCTAGGTTGAAGAGAAGCAGACACATTAAGAGACGGACACGAAGCAGACCGGAGAAAAATCTGTGCATTGCACTAAATAGTAGTCTTAACGGGAAGTGACAGAATGTAAATCTATTTAGGAAGTCTCTATTCACGAGAGAATAAACATGTTTAATTTAACTAATGAGGAAGTTCAATGGTAGGTTTTAGGACGAGTAGTGATAAGAAGACGAAAGTAAATCCGAGCCACCCTCGACTGTACAATATAATTGCTGACATTTGAAACATTTAAAGTATATTGCGCAACAATATATGTAAAGTGACGCTGATTCCTTACATTAAAGGATGATAGGTGGAAATCCTAAAGTTATGTGCAGAATAAGAACAAAGTCGTAAGTACACGCAGCCTTAGAATAAACTATTAGGCTATAGAGTGGGTGTTTTGAAACATAAACAGCTCAAAATAAAATTCGGTAGAAGTATTACCGATAGTGAAATAACAGTTGTAGGTTATGAATCATATACAGTACTCCTTACTATAATAGGAAAAAGAGCACGTTATAGTTGCTGTTAGGCTCTTTAAACAATCAGAAACTAGCATAGCATTCGATTTTCAGATAATTTCAGTTATAATGTTATTTGATGGGTATAAATCTCCTACCGTTGGAGTCCCGTTGTACCTCTTTAGGTATTAACTAGCATAGCATTCGATTTTCAGATGTCGAATTACATATCTTTTCATAGTTTAGTATTGATAATTTTATGAAGAACGGCTGACTCATCTGTCTCATGAGTAAAGTCCTACGGGGAATGCCGAGTGAAGTAATAACATCACGTTCTAGTAGTAACATTAATAATACAAAAGCTTATCTTATAGTTTTTCAGATTACTTATCAAATCTTAGCAGAATTTCGTTATAGAGTTTTACTGTTTGAATACAAGAAGTGGTTTTTAAGTTTTTAACAAACGAATAGATATTAGACACTATTCCACTTAGATAAAAGAACTCTATAGCTTACTTTTTAAATTAACTTAGTATTAACTTACTCCGTAGGTGGAATCAACCACGGAATCAAGAAAGGAGAGATTATGGAAACAACAAAATATGAAAGCGTGTTCAAAAATCCAGAAGGTTTTACTCAGCAAGAAATTACACAGTTACGTACTAAAGTAATTGCATTTAGCCGTGCTTTAGTTGGTCGGCGGTTGGCAATCCCCGTAAGTGATAATTTAGATTTGAATTACAAGAAAAAAATGGCTGGTGATATGCCAGGTCTTGTACTTGCAAATCCGATGAAGAAGTATATGATTGAAACTGTTGATTTGTTCAACGTAGATATCGTGCGGACTGCAAATGGTAAGATTGTTATTATGTTTAATAATGACGAAAAGTTGCAGTTTGATTTACGGGCAGATGTAGATATCGTATTGAAAGCTGGTCCGAAAGATGTTCAAGATGCTATCTTGAAATTTGAAGCAACTGGAGAACGGTCTCCGTTCTGGAATGTTAAGATGGTAACAGAAGTTGTCACTCAGTTGAATCAAAGTAATTTGACTGATCTTAATAATTTTATTGATGAATTGGCAAATCAGGGAGCTTCTCTGGAACAAATCAATAAGATTACTAAGGACGACACTACTGCTTACTACAAGAGCATCGACGAGTAATTAATCTTAAGTACATAAAGCTATGGCAACAAGTAAAAAGCCAATAGATTCATATCACTTGCAGATGTTACAGCTAATTATGTCTGATCCTCGTATTCAAAATAATTTGCTAATGGATGGGAGCAAAACAATTAAAGTTGAATATGATGGAACAGTATTAATAGGACGCCACAAATATGGTTGGGTAAATAAGTGGTTTAATTCCTATTATGTAATAGACTTTTTTAGTTTAGTACAAAGAATAGCTTTTATCATCACAGGTGTAGAAAGTAACAATTGCGATAAGTCAGGTTTGGTTGGGTTTCTGACAGAAGCAATTGATAAAGTACTTAAGAAAGATGAAAAAGAAAAAGTAATCGAGTTATTATTGTATTATTGTACATTACTTGATGAAAACAGTCCATTGAAATTGACCTATGATATTACAAAAGATGACCCAGGCTTTGATAAAAATATGGGTAATAACAGCAAGCGACGCAAAATGGTTGGGGTAGCAAATGCTTGCATAGATTTTGGGTATGAAAGAATACCCGTCAGTTTACATGTTGAAGGAGATTTATAATCGAATATATACATTTGGTTGGGTTCGTATTAAGTAGAAAATAATTGAAAATCAACATAAAATCAGTAAGAGTATATACATTTGGTTGGGTTCGTATATACTCTTACTTACTTGCCTCTGATAATGTTACTAAGGTAACTAAGTGTTGGAAAGCCGAGAGAAGAAGAATCGGATGCCGTATCGAGATGTGACAGAGGCGCTAACTCTTTGATCTTGTCTGTCTTATTTCTTAATTTTATTGTTATTCATATCAGCGGTCTGTGAAGATAGCTGATATTTTAAGTTATTAGACTTTGATCGGTCTATTAACTACACAGGTAGACTTTCTAATATACTATATGTAATTAACTAATTGTCAAATTATTTAAAATCAAGTATATATGAAAGCAAATAAATTTATTGAACAGCGTGATAAACTATCGGCAGATATTACTAAGTATTGGAATATTATTTCTATTGAGAATGTAGTAAATCGTAATTATCAACGTACTTACGATTTGAAAGAACTTTATAATACAATCAAAGGTCTTACAGATGATCGAGTAATTGTTAAATTAAAGATACTATGTATCAATATGGGTATAAAGAAATTTAGTGATTTACCAGCTGATTGTAATCAATTAGATGTATTTAAATTATGTGAATTACAAGAAATGAAAGTACATCTAAGTCGTATACGAACTTTGAATCCTGTTCTTAAGTCTAAGAAAGGTAAAAAAGCTCTGAATAAGACTGAAGTTTTAACTTCAAACTGGGTTAAAGCACGAATAAAAGAACTCGATTTAGAGATTCTGAAATTAAAAGAGAAACTTACTAAGTTCAATGAAGAAACAGAATTTGATGATTCTGCTGCTCCAATGTGCTTAGCAGCTTAAAATATAATAAGGAAGCGATAGGGAGAGTACGTACGGGAAATCTTAAAACATTAACCTATTCAGCTTCCTTTAGTTTTTAACTATTAAAATCAATTGTTATGAATCAAGATACTAGAAATAAGAAAAATGCTAAATACCAGCAAAACTTACAGAAACGTTACGGATTAACTAAATCCTCAGATTATAAATCTATGTGTAGTAAAGGAATATCTTTGTCAGAAAATATTAAACCTATGACAAAGGAATTTATAACTACTCGTCGTCATGATAAAATAGTAAGTAGAGAAGTATATACTTATAAGTGGACTCCTGAAGCTACTAATGCACGAAAGGAGTATCATGAAACTAAAAAAGGCATAGCTAGTATTCCTAAGAAACCTACACAGGTATCTGATAAAAAGGATAAAAAACAGTTATTAGAAGAACGTCCTTATTCTGGTTACCATAAAGAATTGGTACAGAATCTATATGGTAGCAATAAAGCAGAACGTATTGCTAAACAACAAGCTTATAAAGCAGCTCACGAAGAGAAAATTAAGAAAGTAGCTAAACAACTTGCAGAGTTCAAGATGTCTAAGAAGCTACGATATTTAGAACAAAGACCGTATAAAGTAGTTATAGCTACTACAAACGATAAAGAGTTTAAAACAAGCTACTCTAATCTACCCATTGAACAACTTACCGAAGTAGTTACTAAACTAAATACAAAGTTATCTGATAAGTATAGTAATTATGAATCTATTACAATAGTAGATAGAGCAACTTTAGAAAAGAAGTGCTTTGCTAAACATTTGCCAGAGATAAAGCAAGCAGCGTAGAGCGACAGACTTTTAGCAGGATAGTCTATAAAGAATCCTGCCTCATGGAGTATTCAGCTAGTAGGCAAGCGCAGGGTACAGGGAGGAATATTAGAGAGACTCTAATACACTATTTATAGTGCTGCAACCAATCGGCATCATGGGTTCGATTCCCATATACTCCACTAAATTTATACGCTATGAAGATAAGAGGAAAAACAGTATATGTCTATGATATTGAAGTTTTCCCAAATGTATTTCATTGCACAGCAAAGAATACTGAATCAGGAAAGTTTCATAAGTTTGAGATATCAAGCAGAAAAAATCAATTATCAGAATTAGTTGATTTTTTTCGTGTACCAAATATTAATGCACCATTAAAATTTGGAGATCTCTATACTACTGAAACTCAAATTGATTCAAATAAAATCTTTGCGGGATATAATAATTTACATTATGATAATCCTATTATTAACTATATAATAGATTATTATGATATACTTAAAAATAAACCATATCTAAGAATATGTGATAGTATTTTTAACTTAAGTAGAACTATAACTACATCTCAAACAGATGACAACATAGAAGCATGGAAAAAATGGAAATATCAAGTATGGTATGATTCATTTGATATACTTACTATGTTATATTCACAGAAATTGCGTGTTGGATTGAAGGAAATGCAAGTAACTATGCAATATCCTAATGTTCTAGAATTTAATGGAGACTTTAATAAGTTTCTAGAAGAAGATAGAATAGAAGAGATGATTGAGTATAATGTGAATGACGTTAATTCTACTGAAAAATTATTAAATCTGTGTTCTGAAGATATAGAATTAAGAATAGCTATCGAAGATGAATATAAAGTAAGAGTATTAAGTAAAGATGGAGTAAACATTGGAATGAAAATTCTAACGCAGAAATATCTTGAAAAGACTGGTCTATCATGGTGGGATATTAAAGATTTAAGAAGCCCAGCAGATGTCATAGACCTAAACAAAGTAATATTGCCTTATATAGAATATAAAGATCCTATACTTCGTAATGTACTATCTGATATGAAAAAACAGATAGTATCACCAGGTAGAAAAGGATATGAAAATAAATTCGTATTCAGAGGATTAAAGTATTCTGTAGGAGTTGGTGGTATTCACTCTGAAAACAAACCTGAGATAATTATTCCTAAGGAAGATGAAATGTTAATAGATATTGATGTTGCATCTCTGTATCCTAGTATGATAATAGAGTATAAATTCTACCCAAAGCATTTGGGTCCTGAATTTCTAGAAGTTTATAATCAAGTTAAAGATGAACGAATAGAAGCAAAACATAATGGTATTAAGACTAAAGATAAAACGCTTAAATTAGCATTAAACGGTCTTAGTGGTAATCTACAGAATGAACATAATTTCTGTTATAGTCCTTTCGCAGTAATGCAGATTAGAATAAATGGACAATTACTATTACTTATGTTAGCAGAAAGATTATCTGATATTGGCTGTAGAATAGTACAGGCAAATACAGATGGTTTATTTGTTCTTCTTAAGAAGAATCTGTATGAAAAATTACAAAGTATATGTAAGAAATGGGAACAACAAACGAGATTAACCCTAGAGGAAGATCGTTTTGAAGCTATGTATCAGTATGCTATTAATGATTATATAGCTGTAAAAGAAGGTTATCAAGCAATGAAGAAATTGTTTGAAACTGAACCAGAAAAAGCTCTAAATAAAAAGAAGAAGCCTTATACTTCTTTAGATATGATTAAAGATGATTATATCAAAGAAAAAGGTATGTTCATTACTAAGGTATTACTTGGTAAGGGAATGTCTGCAAAGATTATTCCAGAAGCTATTAGAGATTATTTTGTTGATGGTATTCCTGTAAAAGATACTATCTACAATTGTAAAGATATTAAGAAGTTTCTTACTTACCAGAAAGTAGATAAGAAATTCTCTGTAGAATATAATGGAGAACTGACACAAAGAATCAATAGATTCTACGCATCTACCAATGGTCCCTATTTATATAAATGTAAAATAGTAAACAGAGATGTTGAGATACCGCAATATCTCGTATGTCTCAAAACAGGAGAAAGTATAATAACTACAGATCCAAATCAGTTTTACTATAATTCTAATGTAGAACAGATATTGCCTTATAGTTCAAAGATTATAACTAAAGGTACTAGAGTAGACTATACTAATCTACTCACTGCATCTGGTGTTACTATACTAAATAAATTTGATAATAAACCTATAGAAGAAAGAAAGATCAATTATCGCTACTATTTAAAGGAAGCGTTAAAGATCATTGAAGAATTAAAACCAAGACAACTAACGTTGTTTTAACAAATATTTCCAGATTGTATCAAAAGTTAGTTCATAAAGTACTATATTATGATACTAGAATTAGATACAACATTATTAGATATTTTTGGAGAAATATCAATTAATCAGTTAGTATTTTTAACTCTTGTGTTGAATGATAATCAAAGTAATAATCAAGACGTTCACAAGTTTCTCAGCCGAATAAGTGAAAACGACATACAAGAGTTAATCGACAATGACCTTATCTCCTTTACTACTTCAGGAGATAATAAAATTTATAGTCCTACAGAAAAACTATTATCAAGTGTAAAACAAGATAAGACATGGTTTGATGAGTTCTATGAAGTATTTCCAGTGTATGTTATGAGACCAGATGGTACTAAAGGTTTTTTACGATCTAATATAAATAAGTGTCGTAAAGAATATAATCGTATCGTAGGTAAATCTAGAGCAATGCACGAACACCTTCTTCAATGTCTTCAATATGAAATTGAAAACAAAATGATAACTGGTAAGATAGGTTATATGAAGACGATGTGGAAATGGCTCACTCAACATGAGTGGGAGGTTATTGAAGAGCAAATGAGTTATGAATCTGAAACACCTGTAAGTTATGGAGAATACGGAACAGAATGCCGTTAAAATACTACCTTTTGAGTCAATATCTCAGGTAGCAAATAAATCCATAAACTACATTAAAGCTAGAAAAAATCATAGTATAGTATCATTAAAAACTAGATGGGATAAATTCAATAAAGCTACTGGCGGAATTGAACCAAATATGATATTTACTATAGCTGGTATATCAGGTAGTGGTAAGAGCTCAGTTGCAAATATGTTAGTAATGGATTTAATTGATCTTAATCCTGATCAGGATATCGTAGTATTATACTTTAGTTTAGAGATGGTAGACTACAGAAACGTTGGTCGTGTAATAAGTAATAAAACTAAGAAAACTGTATCTGAATTGTATAGTTCAGTAGAAACACTTAGCGATGAAGACTTATTAAAAGCTGAATCGGCAGCTGAAACCATTAAGAAATACAATATATACTTTGTTGATAAAGTATGTAATGTAGAAGAAATAGGTAATACTATAGATTATTTTCATAATACTGTAGCTAACGGTCGTTGGCTAATAGTAGTATTAGACCACGTTCTTCTAGTAAATGGAGAAGGTGGAGAAAGAAGTACAATAGTCGATTTACAGAAAATGTTTATACAGAAGAAAAAACTTTCTAATACTAGTATAATACAGCTTTCACAGATGAATCGTAATATTGAAAGTCCTGATAGAATTAATAATCCAAGTACTCACTTTCCAATGAGAAGTGATTTATCAGCATCTGATGCAATATTTCAAGCTAGTGATTTTGTTATTGCTGTTCACAGACCAGAGATACTTAATCTAGCTATATATGGAGTACGTCGTCTACCTGTAAAAAATAAGGTTTATATGCATTTCTTAAAAGTAAGAGATGGTGAACCATGTATATTAGAATTTGAAAACGAACTTCAATATGGCAATCTAATTGAAACAAATACTGCAAGTGCTGAAGAACAAAAAGTAGTATTTAAACAAATTAAAAAAGGCTGATTATGAAAGGTTTTACAATTAAACTTCCGAAACAAAATATTGACCCTCAGGGTTCTTTGAAAAATCGTATATTAAACGAAGTTAAAAACCGCTTACCGTTTGCTAAATGGTATGGAATTCACACTCCGGAAGATCCGGAATACAGTATATCATATGCAGGTCCTGAAGACTTGCTATGTTTTGGATGCAACCGAAATGCACATTTCTCTGCATTCAATAAAAAATATTATCGACCGACATGTTCATATGATAATTCACTTACATGTCCGTTCGCAAATCGAGCATTTAAGTTGCGTCAATATGATGCTATTTCAGAATTTGATTTAGCATTAAAACGATTAGCAGAATATGCTAAGATTATGGAAGACTATGAAGAAGATCGTGGTTACGATTTTACTTACATGGGTCAACCTGTACGTATTTACCAGAAGTTTATTCAAATTGGTTATACAATCATTCCTATTGATAATCCTAGTCTGTTTTTGAATAACTATCGTAAAGCAGATAAAAATAATATAGTAAATGTTATTATTAATATTAGTAACAGTACTACTGTTAACAATATTCTCAACAATGAATAACGAATAACTTTACATTGTGTAAAATTTCAGTTTTTGTCAGATAATTTCAGAATCTCACAGGTAAAGCATTAACCTATTTTAATATGTTAATACTACCAAAAGAGAAAAACAAACCAAAGGTTAACAATCCAAGATTCTTAATCTTGTTTGGTCGACCCAAATCAGGTAAAACTACTTTATTATCGAAGCTTGATAACTGTCTTATTGTAGACTTAGAGGGAGGTTCAGAGTTTCTAGAAGCTCTTTCTATTCAAGCTCGTACTATTGAAGACTTAGGTAATATATCTAGAGCAATTGGTGAAGAAGCAGCTAAAACTGGTAACAAACCTTACAAATATATTGCTATAGATAATGCTACTAGATTAGAAGAAATGTGTCTAGGTTATGCTAAGGTATTATATCGTCAAACTCCAATGGGTAAATCCTATAATGGAGATGATATACGTACATTACCAAATGGTAGTGGATATATGTATCTTCGCATGGCAGTTAGAAAAGTAATAGATATGTTTCGTAATCTGTGTGATAATTTTATTCTTATTGGTCATACTAAAGAAAAGATGATTAATAAAGAAGGAGAAGAATTATCAGAAATGGCACTAGATTTAGTAGGAAAACTGGGTGATATAGTATGTGGAGAAGCAGATGCTGTTGGTTATGTCTATCGTAAAAAGAATGAAACTATTATATCTTTTGAAGGTGGAGATAATTCAGTAAGAGAGGCTAGAGCTCCTCACTTACGAGGTAAGAAGATAGTTATCGCAGAAAGCGATGAAAATAATAATATTAATGTTCACTGGGATAAGATTTATTTAGACGAGTGTGCAGCCTGATTTAAAAACTTAAAAATATTGAAATTATGACATATAGTAAAGAACGTGCAGCAAGTATTAGCAAAAGTGATATTAAGTATATTCCCGCTGGTATTATTGAAAATGTAGTATTGAAGAGTGTAAAAACAGAAGTTTCTCCGAATAGTAATCCATTCTTAGAAATTGTTTTTGAGAAAGATGGAACAACATTAACTCATACAGAATGGAAACCTACACTTGGTGGATTTGTAACTACAGAGGAACAGCTTCAAACAAAAATGGATAAGCAGTATTCTCGTATGTTGCAGATACTTAACTGTTACTATAAAGACGAAGAACTTAACTTTAATGGAGAAAGCTTTGAACAGTTTGCTCAGTGGATTACTGATATGCTGAACAAAGTAGATAAGAGTAAAAAACTTAGAGCGAAAATAGTATATAATGATAAAGGATATACTACTTTGCCTAATTATGCTAAGTATACTTTTATTGAGCCTATGGAATTGCCAGAAGGTCAATCATCGTCTATTGCTATGCTAAATATTGACCAATTTACAAAGCCTGTTGTAGCTGATAAAGAAGTAAAAAACGATAATCCGTTTAGTGCAACTTCATCTACTACTAATACACAGGCTTTAAGCGAATCTAATAACGATTTGCCGTTTTAAGAAAGTTATAATTAACTAATAACAAGTGGTAGTCTACTATTTTAAGACTACCACTATTTTTATAGCCTGATAGGAAATATTGTAGTTCGATTCTACACAGGCTAACAAACTAAAACAGATTGCATATGTATAGTAGAAAGCGAGCAAAACTCCCAGATAATATTACTTTAGATTGGATACTTTCTAAAGTAACAGAATATGATATATATGCAAAATATATAGGTCAATTTAAAGTAGGTATGATATATAATAGTCCATTTAGGAAGGATAAAAATCCATCCTTTGGTATTTACTATAGTAAACGTACTAAACAACTACTTTTTAAAGATCATGGAACAGGTGAATGTGGTAATGTAATTAAATTTGTGTCATTATTTACTGGTAAAACAGAATATAATGATATATTATCTGATATAGTAGATAAGTTAAATATTACTAACAACACTAAACTCGTTAGCTCTAAGCAATATATACCGCCAACTGAAACAGTAATTGGTGTAGTACGTCAGGAATTTACTGACGTAGATATCAATTACTGGAAACAGTTTAATATTTCTATAAATACTCTAAAGAAATTCAATGTAAATAGTATTAAATATTATTTATGTAACGGAATAGTAAAGGGTACTTATAAACGAGAAAATCCAATGTATGCATATAAGGTCTATAATAACTTTAAGATATATAGACCATTAGCAGATAAATATACTAAGTGGAGAAACAATCTTACAGACTATGATATCCAAGGCTATGAGCAGTTGCCTCAGAAAGGTGATATACTATTTATTACAAAGTCCATGAAAGATGTTATGTGTTTGCATGAAATGGGTTATCCAGCAGTTTCTCCATCTTCAGAGAGTACATTTCTACCTAAAGACGTATTAGAGCAACTTAAGACGCGTTTTAAGCGTATTATAATACTATTTGATAGAGACGTAGCTGGAGTAAAAAGAAGTCGCAAATTAAGCCGAGAAACAGGCTTAGAAGCAATGTTTATTAACAAAAAATTCAAAGCTAAAGATATATCTGATGCTGTTAAAGCAAATAACTTTGAAGAAATAAAAAATTGGTTAAATGAAACTATTAAAAACTATAGGTAAAGTAATAGCATTGCCTTTTGATTTAGCTCTAATACTTGGAAAGTTATTATTGATTCCAATCAAATTAGTAAGTGTATTGTTGCATGGAGAATTTATTGAATGGAATAAAAAACGTAAGTTTATAGGAAATTCAATTAAAGAAATGTTTAAAGCTTTCAAATATAATAAAGATTATTCTTTCTTATATTCAGTAGGATTTACAGATGAAAATGGTAATTTCTCTGAAAGAATTGAAACGTTTAAAGTAACTAGTGATAGTATGCAACATTATATTAATTATGCTAAAACAAGTCTTAAACAAGAAAGTGCGTAATGCTACTAAACAAGAAATAGACGGAATAGTATTTCGATCTAAGTTAGAAGCTTATACATATTAGAAACTAAAGGAAGCAGGTATATCAGCTGAATACGAACAGCATAGATATATTTTACTTCCTAAGTTTGTATATAATAACTCTACAGTTAGAGCTATTACTTATTTACCAGATTTTGTAGGAGATGGTTTTGTTATAGAATGCAAAGGATTTGCTACAGATTCTTGGGCAAACAGAGAAAAACTATTCAAGTATTATTTAAGCTTGAATGAACCAGATACTAAATTTTATTTAGTAAAGAATAAAAAACAAGTTGATGAGTTAATCAACAAATTAAAATCTTAAATTTCCAGATTATGACAAAGAATGAATTTATTAAAATAGGAGAACAGATAATTGCAAAACCTAAAGGTGCTGATTATGATTTAACACCTGGTAAAGTATATGACCTAAGTTGGAATAGATGGGAAGATTCACCTATATTTAAGGAAAATGGTGAATTAAATCTACCAAAGAAAATCTATTCTACTAAAACTGATGACATATTTAAGAAGCGTATTATAACCTATTTTAATAAAGCAAATACAAATACTACTGGTGTAATGCTAGCTGGTACTAAAGGTACAGGTAAGACTGTAATGGCAAAAATATTAGCTAAGGAATCAGGTTTACCTATTATTGTAGTTAATCCTGATTATCCAGAAGGTAAACTTATTAAGTTTTTTAAGTCCTTTACTACTCCAGTGTGTGTTTTGTTTGATGAAGTTGAAAAGAACTTCAAAACTGAGTGTATGCTAGATTTCTTAGATGGAGTTGAAAAGACTGCACAGAAACTAGTAATTATGACTTGCAATGACTTAAGCCGAGTTAGTCAGTATATGCAAGATCGCTGTTCACGTATTCGTTATTTACGTCGATATTCTCCTGATGAAAATGCTGCATTCTTACCGATGTTGGCTGATGATTTTGGTATTAAGAACAAAGAAGAAGTAGTAAAATTCTGTAAAGAGAATATTAAACTACTTTCTATGGATAACATTGTTTCTTTCATGAGTGAAGTCAAAATGCTAGAAGATGAAGATATTAGTCTTCAGGAAATCATAAACATTATGAATATCTCTACTGAAAATATACCAACTAAAGTTAGTGATACTGTAGAATATGACGATGAGTATGATAATGAAAATAATGAATATAGTGATGATGATTACGAATGTTGTGATGCAGCATGAAAACAAATAAGGCTAGATATATTCTAGCCTTTTAACTTATATAAACATGAAAATATGCGGTATAAGTGATATACATGGTAATCTCATTGAGAATATACCTGAGTGTGATGTACTATGTATATGTGGTGATATAGTAACATTAAATGCTCAAAGAAATATTGAAGCATCTAAACATTGGTGGGAAACAAAATTCATAAAGTGGGTAGATAAATTACCTTGTAAGAAGGTAATTATTATACCAGGTAATCATGATTTTTACTTAGAATATAAGTATAAATTAAATGAATGGGGTTCTTTTAAAGATAATATGCAAATTTTATCTAAAGGTAAATTAGTATTTCTTATAGATGAAATGTATATATATGAAGGTGTTAAATTCTACGGATCTCCTTGGATTAAGCCAATTGAATTTCAAGAGGACAGATGGGCATTTAGTAGATTTGATACTTATGAAGATATACCACAGTGTGATATACTATTAACACATGATAATCCATTTTGTAATGAAGCTCTAGATGTTTTCTCCTTTGGAAAGAGTAAATATCATTTATATGGACATTGGCATGATGGATCTAGTGACGTAAATTCTGGAAGATACAATTGTTCTAGATTGAATAGTTGTTATAGTTTTAAAAAGAATTATGAATTTGTAGTGTTAGATATTATGACAGAAAAAGAAAAGAAACAAGTAGAACAAGCATTCTTAGATAAACTTATTAGTCAAGCATACAATAATAATGTAGCGGATTGGCTTAAGACATTTAAAGAAGTTGAACTACAACAAGATAAAGAAGATGAATTAGTTTGGGATACTTCAGCAGAAGTTCCTGAGTCAGCTGTAATTAGCGACATGGAGGATTAAGTATGAACAAGATGGTAATTGATACTCCTTACTATGAGGATATGTCTCGTTACTCTAATAGTGATATTGGATATTTTCTTAAAAATGGACCAAAAGGTCTAAAAGATTACAAAGAAGGTAAAGTAGCAAAATTAGATTATAATTTCCTTGAAAAAGGAACTATGATTCATGAATATTTACTTCAACCAGAAGAATTCTGGAAAGATTATATTATTCTTGATTTTGCAACACCTAAAGTAAAACAGCAAAAGGATTTATTAGATGAGTATCATAGACTTATGCAAGTAAATCCATTAGAATCTCAAGATAAGCTTAAACTATCTGCTTATAAGAAAGCTTATAGTAATAAGAAATCTAATGAGAAATGTATTGAAGAAGCTGAAGGTCTTATTATGATTTATCAAGATTACTTAGAATATTTAAGTAAAGTAGATGAAAATAAGAAGATAATTAGCTTTGCTGATTTACAAATGCTTAAGAAGATTAAGGAGAATATTCAGAATCATAAAAAAGCAAACGAACTGTTGTTTAATTTACCATCTACTTTTGAAACTCATAATGAGTTCCATATTAATTGGGAAGTAGAAAAATTTCATAATATCAAATGTAAATCTCTATTAGACAGAGTATGCTTTGATCATGTTAACAAGAAGATAATTCTTATTGACTTAAAAACCACTGTAAATGTATATAATTTTAAACATTCAGTAGAAGAATACGATTATTATAGGCAAATTGCTTATTATGGATTAGCAATTCAATGGTATATGCAAGAGGTATTAAATCTTAATTCTGAAGAATATGATTTTGAAGCATATATTATTGCTATCGGTAAGGATGCTAATAATGAAATTAGAGTATTCAATATGAAAAATGATACTACTCTCAATGAAAAGATCGCTTCAATATCAGAAGCTCTCCGAAGAATCTCAGAACATATCAGTACAGATCAATGGGACCATACACTTGAGTATTACGAAGGTGATGGAACAGAAGAGCTGTAAATGTTATGAAAGACAAAAAATTGTGGTTAAATATAGCAACAAAACTATTCTTACTACCACTAATAGAAGAAGAAAACAGTTTAAAATGGCTAAATAAAACCACACTTGGAATATACGTAGCTGACACCAATAAACCAGAATGGGAAAATAAAATAATTATATGCTATGACAGAGGAGCTTTTCCGAATGAACTTAAAGTGAGATTTAAGAAAAACAAAAATTCATATGCTGAATATACAGAATTAATAAACGGAAACGCTTACAAAGTCATAGCATTTACTATACCCCCACAACTAAAAAAAGATTTTACACATTTACTAAACGGAGAGTACACCAAAGTAAGTATACAAACTCAAAATAAAATATTAGACCACTGGGGACCAATAAGTAGTAAAGCTAGAAAAATAGCAACACATTTTTTTAACGGATACAATTATTCATATTCTGTTAAACCAAAATTAAATGAAGCTATTCTAAATCTAAACAATATACCAATAAAAAAGGCGGATTTTAATCCGCCTTTATCTTTTTTATAGCCACAAAGAATTAGTACCAACCTAACCTCGAATTATATTACAAATCATCTCTAATGTAAGAAATTGTTTATTTCCTATGAAGCGTTACCTATACGACCTAATTGTTTAGCTCCTGGAGTAAGTCTAATTGCTTGATCCAGCAACTTATTAGATACTAAATGTTTACCAGTACTATATTCTTCAAAAGGATCAAACATCTGCATAAATAACTTAAGTATATCATTTATATAACTCATAACAGGAAAAGGATCTTGGAAAAGCTTAGTAAAAGAAGTAGGTAAGACATAGAAAGTCATATCTGTAAATAATCTATAAGCCTAATACTTTATTACCCACAATATTTCCTATCCAAAGTCATGATCATCATCATCTCCAGGATTAATTAAAGCAAATATAGCATAGCTCAAAGCTGCAACTGAAAATTCAATAGCTGACTTAATTACGTTTCTCTTCTCGTCATCGGTCATAGTACTCCACTTCATCACCTCTATCTAAAGTTGTTTAGCTTTAAATATATTAGTAGCAAAGAAATTTATCATACCAGCTGTATATTCATTTCTAAACAGCCAAGAAGCAAAATCTCTATGCATACCACCTATTTCAGTATCGAACACAGAATCGTAATATCTCTTTTGATAACGTCTCATTACAGTAGGTTCAATCCATCTACGTAAAGACAAACCAATCCAACCATACCATTGAGATTCAGCAGCTACAGATGCTCTATCGCTATAATTACCGTGCAGTGAAATTAGTACCTTCCTAACCTTGAGTGAAAATAAGTTTTGCTACATTTTATCAAAATTAGCAACTTTATCATCTACTACTAACTAATTATTCTCATCAAAAGTTACATAATCATACATACTACCTATTACTTTACCATTATCGTCTTTAGCTTTCATAGTCATCAAACAAGCAGTTAGGAATCTGATCTACATCTCATGCTCACCCATCTTATTCGGAGTATATAAGATATCGCTAACAGAATGTCTCATAAAACCTTCTAATGATAAATTCTTATTTGATTCAAATATACCAAACCATTCAGCCAACTAATTTAATTTATTCTGTGGTACAGCTTTATTGACATCTGCTAGTAAACCGTAAAAGTTCTTAGCAAATTCTTTAGTAGCTCTAGCATAGTCTTCTTTCGTAGTATGCTGTCCTGCAACAGCTTCTTCTAATTGATTTACTTCACCCACCAATATATTATTGAGTGCTGCTACCATATTACCAGACATTACTCTCTTATTAGACATACCAACTATCCATTTTATTAATTTAGCAGTATCTATTACTTTATCAGAGTACTGTAATTTAATTTTACCCATATCTTGTACTCTATTTCCATAGAACACCTAATCCACCCAAGAATCAAACTAATTCTAAGTATTAACTTTATGACTGGATACTTTATTTTTATTACCTTTTAACAAAGAAATAACATTATCCTGAGTTTCTCTACTAGCTAACAATGCCTATGTTTGCAGTATTAAAGACTCCAAATCACGTTTAACTAAGTAAGTATCAGCAGCATCAGCCCATTTATAAAAGATAGTAGGTAAATCAAAAGATTGTTCATCTTCTGTTATAATCCCTTCTGCATAATAATACATAGGAATTTGCCGTATGCGTTTACCATTTTCGTCAACAAAAGTACCACGGATATCATCGTCTTGCATAGGTAGCATTTCTGTCTATAAGTAGTTCTTTATTGTTGACGTTACACCATCGCTATTTACTCTTTCAACACCTCTCTTAATAACGCTAGGTAACCTAAAGTTAAGACGTAATGAACGTGGCATTGAATAATCATATGTTTTTATAAGATCTAAAAATAATTTATACAACTACCATTTAGGGTCATTAGAGTCTTTGTATTTTAACATCTCCACATACTTAGCATTTTTATATATAGCAGGATTAGGTTTACGATACTTTTCATCTAAATCTCGTGTCAAATCATCTAATTCCTATCTTATATCAGCAGTAATAGTACCGTCTTTATACATAGAAAACCAAGATTTTCTTTTATCTGCACTAAGTTTAGCATTTTGTATAACTTTTTTTCTTTTTTCTTCATCCAATGGCTCTAATATAGATGCTAAATCTTCATCCATTTGTCTATTGTAACCTTCAATGTCAAATATAGGATTGTTTGTTCTAAGCCATTCTTCCCAAGCTGCTTGCTGTTCCTAAAAAGTTAAAGATCCATCAGAGAATATTCTGTTACGTTCTTTTTTAGATGCTTGCAAATACTCTCCACCAATTGGATTAACCAAGTAAATAACGCCATTGTCAGTTACTTCTACAAAATCATCAAACACCTTTCTCAGGTCACTAAAATTGGTAGTACCATACTTTGCTTTGTATTCTTTTAGTACTTTACTTATCTAAGCTCTTAATTTAATCATTCGCTGTTCTTTATCACTAATTGCAAAATCGAATCTTTGTACTATAGCTTGTACAAAAGGATCTTTAGATTCATAAACTGTACCAAAGTTAGCTAATATAGAATTGCATTCAAACCCAGATTCAGCTACATGTCTTTGAGCATCTAACCATTCTCTAGTTTGATACTCTATATCATTACTGTTATCTCTTAAATACTGTTCTATATGTTGTTGAACTCTCAAATTAAAATCTTTATCTGATTCGTTAGGACCTTTTGGGTTGTTTTCTATATACTTCTTTCTTTCTTCGTTTTTAATTCTATATCTAACTATACCTACGTATGGTAGAATTTCATTTAAATATAGTTTAGAACCAATTGTATCACAAGCATCTAATATGTTTCGTTGTGCCTACTATAATTTATTACAAGCAGTTTCTATAGCTCTCACATTATCGTCTCCAAATATATCAGAATACCTATTAGCCAATCCTGATATTCTATTTACTATATCATAAGACGATGCTATTTCTCTATAGCTCTATAATACATTTAAATCCCATTTAGCATCTTTCCCTTGTTTATATCTTTCCTATATCTGTTTATTGAGTCTACCTAAATGATCAGCTGCATAATTAGTGTACTAAAGTAAAGCGTCTAATTCTGTCATGTTTGATATCTTTTCTAACAGATTTGCAGCATCTTTAGCTTGGGTACGATAACTTCTGCGTAGCTTAAGAACCTGTTCTTGAATACTTAGTTTTTTCTATATAGTATTCATCAAATTAGTAAGCTCTTTGAGCATTTGATCCACTTTTTCAGTATCTTTTCCAAAAATAGTTTTATCACCAAATATATTATACTCAACATCAAATTTAGTTTGTTGTGATTGTGTTATCTGATAGAAGCCTTCTTTCTTCATTTGACTATTAGCTTCTTCATTAGTACCAAATACAGTACTTAATCCTGCTTTACTTATCTTACCTTTATCAACAGAATACACAATAGGTATAATACCTACTTTAGAGATAGGTATACCATTTTGCTATAGTATATACTTATATGCAGATAACTGAAAATCGTACCCGTCTTTTTCAGATTTTAGTCTAAATTTTTTACTAGTAGAAAACAAAAAACCTCTCAATCTTGATCCTTTTTCATTGACCAGATATCCTTTGTCGTTTTTCTTATTATTATAATTTATTAATTTAGTTTTAAAATCCATTAATACATACTCACCTGTTTTCTTATCTTTCAATATTAAGTCAGCAATACCAGCAACACCATGTTTAGGGTCAGCTAATACTGCTTCAGATGCAACAAAGTCATAATTTTGTTTAATGTGGTTAACTACATCAATTAAGCCTTTTATAGCTTCCCTAGACATACTATCTGTAAATCGTTGTATATCTAAATTGCCCTTTAATACTCCTTCTAAAACAGCATGTATATTAGTACCATTATTTCTAGCTTCCTAAGATATTTTAGCCTACGTTTGATCTTCTAGTGACGCATCATAATTGTCATAATTGGCTTTTTCTTTAAAACCTGTAACAGAAGTTAATATATTACCAGTTTTTTTATCTGTAAACCTATGTTCTACTTCATCAAAAGTGACAGTATTTGCTAAATTTTGTAGTATCTTTCTTACCTAATCCACAGATGGTATTTCTTGATGAAACACTCCAGATACTTTCTACGTATCTCCTAGCTGTTTACGAATCAAAAAACTATCTGTAATTTCGGCAAGCAAAGCTTGTTTAGCATATTTGTTATCAAACAGTTTTTTAACAAAATCTTTGAATTTCTACCACCAACTTCTAGCTTCGCCATTCATATTAGCCACCCTAATACCTACAGCTTGTACTAACTGTTCTTTACCACCAAATGTTTCAATACCTTCTTTAATTATTGGGGCATTGGAAAACATTTCTACATAGTAATGAGCATATTCGTGGGGAATGGTATCTTTTCCAGATTTAGTCATATCTATCAACGCTTGCATAGCATCTAAATCAATAGACCCAGCATATCCACCCTCTATGGCTTCTACAAATTTCAGTTCTATTTCTGGATACAGCTGTTGCATGATATATGCCATTCTTTGAGAACTACTAAACTGCTACGGGGTTTTAGCGTCAGGTCTAGAATATACTTGTTTGCGCAATTGCGCAAAAGCCTCCGAAGAAGCTTTTGCATAATCACCTTCATATTTATCCCACAAATAATATGCTTGGTTTTCTCCAACCATATCTTCAAGAGTTTCAAACTCTTTCTTTACTTGTTTATTACTAAAATTTGGACAAAACGGAGTCATATTAATTAATTTTTACATTTATCTTTAATAGCACTACCTTTCTAATCACTATCCTCAGATTCTTTATTGTTATTTAACTCATCACCTATCTAATTGTACAGCGCCTAAAATACAGAAGACCGTTCGCCGAAATAATTTACAAACGTATATATCTATTTATCAGAATTGTTTTTGTATATCTCTATAGCAGTATTTGTAGAATCACCAATGATTGCTATTTTCTAGCCATTTGCTGTGGGTATTTCAGTCTAATCTATAGATATTACATAAAATTCTTTATTTTTAAATCTAGCATAGTCTCTAACTGGCAAATGATAACTGAAAGAACTGTCCGCTATAAAATACACAGCATCTACAGTATCTACTAAAGCTCTTTGCTGTTCAGAATCATCATTGGCTTTTTGAGAATTGAAATATTTAGAATAATCTATACTTCCACTTAAAGCATCATCTATCTTATCTAGAGTAGTATTAGTATTATTCATATAAATAGACTATTCTTTCTCATTCAAACTATTGAATCCCAATTTATTAAAATCATTATCCTACCACAGTAAAGACCTTATAGTGCCGTCTTCACTAATGTAACCATCAGCTCTTAAAGCAAACGACTGTCTCTTATTACTCTTATATCCAAGTTTATTAACTTTATAATATACGGGATTAGAAAATGTTGTACCTGTTTTTTTAGAAATAGAAGACACTTTTTCTCCAAGACGATATAAGTCATATCCATTAGAAGTGGTTATTTTAATAAAAGGACTATAAGTATTAGTACTTCTATTAAATAACGAATTGGATCCTTTAGTAATAGTAATCACATCATTACCAACAACTCTTTTGATTACATATTTGTGATTTCTAGGAGATATAGTAGGAACATAATTGTCATCAGATACAGCCAATAAGCTAATTATTTGGTCTTTTTCAGTATTAGTCATACCTGTTGTTCTACCCATGACATTTTCAGCAATATACTAATTAAATGTCTTTCCACCAGCTCTTAAGTTAGCTAAGTACTGTGGTGGAATAATATCGTATACTGTAGTTCTAACAATACCACCAGCATTTGAATCAGTACCGCCAGATACATAGAACATATAAACTGCAAAATCTTCAGCCCATTGTTTTATTTCAGGATCAGTGCTATTGAATAATTCACTTAAAGCTAACTGGACATTATTTTTAACGTCAGAATCTTCTTTAAACTGTTGTGTAACCAACATGAATTGAGGAACTTTGACATCTCCAAGTTTGTTATACTTAACAGCGTTGAACAAGTCTATTCCTTCACCTCTACGTAACGCTTTACGTTTAATAGCTTCATATCTTCCAGGAACGCTATTTTCACCATATGTTAACTTTGCTAAAGCTTTTCCGCCAAATCTCTCAATTATATACTGATTAAAGAATGGCAAATAAAGTACAGTTTTTATTTTAGGTCCAACCACTCTTAGGAATTCTTTACTTTGTCTACCATATAAACCCCATTCTTTACTAAGTTCATTAGCTGCATCAATATATACTTTGGAAAATTCAGGTAATAGTTTACTAAATGTGTCAAATATACCCATAACTCCCTTAGTATACTTAGCTCCTAAGAACGTATTATCATACATATCTCTAGGATTACTAAATGCAATATTATATTCTGAGTTGAATTGGTTCACACCTTGAATAAAAGAAAGTAATTGGTTAATGTTAACGCCGTACTTCTTAGTATCAATCTGAGCATTTGAAATAGCATTGTGGTACTCTTTTGCTAATTCATACAATTGTCTAAACATACTTGCGTATGTAAGCTAATCTTTAATCCATCTAGCGTCATGTTTAGGTTTAAGATTGCCCATTAATACATCGTGTTTGGTCAGTTCTGAATACTCTTTTTCTGGTGTATCTTCAGCACTTAAAGATTTTAATCTGTCATTGTAATCTTCTATTACAGAGTCCATAAAATATGTACCTCTTTTTTCCTAATCTGATACACCAATGAGTCCTTGTTTATAAGTCAACCAGTTATCAGAAATTTCCTTTATGATAGGTTGTGTTAAGAATGCAAACGTGTCATTACCAAACCCAGATGCAATTAGCATAGCTACTACATCAAAAGTATAAGCGTTAACATTAGCGTTGCCGATATAGTTATCTTTAGCAGCATCTACAAACGCGTTAATAAGACCTGAAGTTGAATCCAATATTTCTTCACCGTATCTATCAAAAGTTTCTCCTAATTTCTATAATCTCAATTGCTCAATAATTGGGAATTTACGCATATCTAATTTAGCAATCTGAACAAAGAACTAGAATACACTATTTAACGCCATAGGACCAATACCGGCATCAGACCCTGAATTAAGCTTTTTCTACCTTGTTTGGAATACTGGGTTAAGATAAAATCCGTCTAAATTATCAGGTAATCCGTCTGCTTTACCTCCAGAATATTCTTCTAGTTCTTTCTTGGCAAATGTACTAATAGGTCCTGTAGCAACGTCCAATGGAGTACTAGTAGCCAACGCATGATCTAAAGAAGTCAACACACCTTGATACATATCTAATAAGAAATTTTGTAATTTTTTGGAATCGGTGCTGTTTATATTATTCATCACTTCATTTATATCATACTTAACTTTTTGCATTTTACCATTAACAACTTCATAATTGTATCTAGCTAAGAACATTTTATCAATATCAAAGTCAGAACCAGTAAGTGCAGTAATACCAGAAGGGAATTGGATCATGCTACCATTAAGACTAGGTACTAAATCTACTATTTCAACAGGTATAGTTGAATTCTACCCCTGTGTAGGAACACGATATGATAATGCAAATAATTCCTTATTATCTAGTATGAACCTGCGCTGATCTTCAAAGTTATCAAAATCGTATCCTTTAATTTTATTACGTTTAGCTTCCTATATTACATCGTCAAAGAAATTTATAGACAATCTAACTTGCATTCTTTGATGAATATTGCCGTTAGAATCAATTTCCCCAGGCATATATAGATGTTTGTCAGCATGTTGCTTCAAATTCATGAAATTATCATAACCAACACTAGTTACCTGATACAAAGCTTTACCTGGAGTAACAGTATCTATTACAGTATCACCCATTTGAGCAAGAATACGAGACATTATCCAAGCAATATTTGGCATTGCTGCTGGGTGTATTTTAAATTCACCGTTTTCATCGACTTGGAAAGCAGCTACTGTTTCAGCTGGAAGATTCTCAGTTTGAGCCATGGCCTATAAAGACTTCATAAAAGCTTTTTTATCAACAACTCCGTTATCGTTTATACCCCATTTTTTGTTAAATTTAACAGACCCTCTTCTAGTAAGTTCATCTAGAATCGCTTTATAGAATGTCTGAAGCATTTGACCATCAACTGTAACACCATTAACTCTATATCGTCTGTCTTTATTTGTGTTCATCATTGCCACTTTCATAAATTGAGTCAATAGATTAGCGTCGTTTGTGTGATGTGAAGCTGTATTAAGCTGGTCTCCTAACAAAGAAAAGTATTGCGATTGAATTACTGAAGCATTTAGTGCAGCTCTATCCACCTTACCGTTTAAATCGAACAATTCAAAGTTAGGTAAACCTCCTGATTTAACGGCAGTTTCTTGTTTAACAACGTCTACATTACTATCTTGCATAAAATCGTATAACTGTTGTATTTCATGTCCTTCTACTTCAATTTTCCATAATACTTTATAAGAAGATTTATCATAAATTGGAGTAACAAGTCCATCCATTCTACCCTAATCGTATCCGTAGTAAATATACTTAAGAGATGGCGATTCAAATTTGAATTTATCAGCAATACCAAAAATCCACCCTTTATAATCGCGCACTTCTTTACTGTTCAAATTAGTTTTATTAGCATCGTATGCCGTCTTCTGCTTGAAAAAATAATA